GCCGCCCGCAAGCAGCAGGGCGTGCAGATCGGACGGCGCAAGGCCGGCGGCTTGGAGCATGGAGTCGACGCCGGCGGCGACGGCGGCCTTCGCAAGCTGAAGCTGGCGGATATCTGCCTGCGTCAGCGCCACGCCGTCCATAAGCGGAAACGATTCGTGATATTGTTCGTCGAGCAGGCCGGTTTCGTCGACCGCTTTGCAGTCAAGCAATGCGGCAAGGGCGCTGATCGCGCCTGTCCCGCACAGGCCGCGCGCCGCGCCGCCGCCGGCGACTGTGCAGACAACAACGCCGTCCCCTGCTATGGAAACACCCGTGATCGCGCCGTCGGCCGCAACCATGCCGTGTGAAAGCCCGGCGCCTTCAAAGGCAGGCCCGGCCGCTGTCGAACAGCAGAGGATGCCCGTCCCGGTGATCAGCGCAAGCTCGCCGTTCGTGCCGACGTCCATCAAGAGTTCATTCTCCTGCGGCGCCGCCGCGAGCAGCGCACAGATCAGATCGCCGCCGATATACGCGCCGGCGCACGGCGCAAAATAGACAGGCACGTCCGGCGGCAGAGCGGCGAACAGGCTGCGCGCGCTTTCCATCACGCCGAACAGGCTCTGCGGCGTATAGGGTGCGGCTGCAATCCCGGCGGGATCAAGCCCGGCTACAAGATGCAGCATGGTTGTATTGCCTGTGAGCACGACGCCGCGTACAACGCGCGCATCAAGGTCGCGCCGCTTCAGCAGAGCCGTGAACAGGCCGTCGAGCTGCGTGAGGATCGCCTCCTGGAGCGGACGGATGCCGCATTCGGCGCAGCGCGCGATGCGCGCGATCACATCCGCGCCGTATGGTGCCTGCGCGTTGAGCGCGCTGGCCGTTTCCATAGGTTGGGCGTGCGTCAGATTGACCAGGTAAGCTGCCACCGTTGTCGTACCGATATCCACGGCAAGGGCATAGCCATCCGTGCCGAACGGCGAGGCGTCGCTGCGCTGTGCGGACAGGCCGGCCGTTTCAATCCGGGCGTTTTCGGGTGCGCGCGCATGGACGGTACAGCCGCCGAGCGCCTGCGCACAGCAGGCGAGGCGCACGTTTGAAAGCTGCTCATCGGCAGTCAGCAGGCGCTTTTCCGCTTCGGACAGCGGCGAGAGCGCGCCATATGCCGCAACCTTGCATTTGCCGCAGGTGTGCGCGCCGCCGCACGGCATGGGAAAGCCATACGGCTCTAAAAAAGCGGACAGGGTTCGGGGCGCTTCATACGGTATCCTGTGGGCCGTACCGCCGATATAAATTGTGATGGTTTCCATAATAAATGTCCTTTCAGTTGCTATGTCTGCGCGCCGCCGCGCAGAAGCCAACACGCTGCCAGCGCGCTGAACAACCCAAGCAGCGCGCCCGCCAGGATATCGGTTGGATAATGTACGGAGAGATACAGACGTGAAAAGGCGATCAGCACGGCCATCGGGATAGCCCACCATCCGTTTCGCCGGTTGGACAGAGTCAGCGAACATGCGGCCGCGAACGACGAGCCTGTATGCCCCGATGGGAAGGAAAATGAACCGGGCGGCGCAATGAGCAGCGTCAAATCCGGCAGGTGGGTAAATGGCCGCGCGCGCTGGACGATGTTTTTGAGCACAATCTCTCCGCATACAAACGCAATGAGAAGCGAGAGTGCGCAGGCGCAGCCCATACGGCGTGTCTGTTTGCGTGCGAGCAGGAAAATACAGACTGCAATCCAGATAAACCCATATTCCCCAAGCATGGTGATGACCGGCATAAGAAAGTCAAGAGGCGGGCAGCGCAGATGTGTGGCGATCCAGTTGACAATGGTCAGATCCATGATATTCTCCTTTATCAAATGCAATCGTACCAGAGGTATGCTGTGGCCGGTGTCAATAGAGACAGATTTATTTTACGTGATTTTATGAAAACAATCAATGACAAATCGGGAAATCATTGCTATAATAAGCGGTAAGCGATTATTACAGCGTATGGCCGTAGCGCGCGTGCACGGCCCGATTTTGTCCCGGCGGTCAATGCAGCGCCGTGCGTAGCGGGCTGCTGTCATAAAAGCATATGCGCCGGCCCGGCCGGATATGGTCACAGGCTGGGATGAAGCGAAGGTGAGGAGGATTACGATGTCTATTTCAAAGGAACTGATGCTGAAGCTGCAAAACGGCAGCGATGTGCGCGGCGTCGCTGTGGAGGGCGTTGAGGGGCAGCAGGTCAATCTGACCGGGGAAGCCGCCAACCTGATCGCACAGGCGTTTGCGCTGTGGCTGGCGCAGCGCACGGGCAAGCCTGCCAGCGAATTGAAAATCGGTGTTGGACATGATTCGCGCGTTTCGGCTCCGGCGCTTTTGTTGCAGGTGCTCCAGGGGTTGGCTGTACAGGGTGCGCAGCCGTTTGACTGCGGGCTTGCGTCCACGCCTTCCATGTTTATGTCGGTCGTATTCCCTGAAACCCGTTTTGACGGTTCCATTATGATTACAGCCAGCCATCTGCCTTATAACCGAAACGGGCTTAAATTCTTTAACGCGGACGGCGGACTGGAGCACGCCGATATCACCGACCTGCTTGAAACGGCGGCTGTCCTTTCGGCGGGACAGGCCGACATTTCCAAGGTGTCAAAGGTCGACCTGATCAGCCTGTATGCGCAAAGCCTGTGTGAAAAAATCCGCCTTGGCGTCAAAGCCGACGATTACGACCGTCCGCTGGCGGGGCTGCATATCGTAGTCGACGCGGGCAACGGGGCGGGCGGATTCTTTGTCCGGCAGGTGCTTGAGCCGCTTGGCGCAGATACCGCCGGAAGCCAGTTTCTGGAGCCGGACGGCATGTTCCCCAACCATATCCCCAATCCTGAAAACAAGCAGGCTATGGATTCTGTGCGCGCCGCGACAGTGGAGCATCATGCGGATATGGGTATTATATTTGATACGGATGTCGACCGCATGTCCGCGGTCCTGCACGACGGCAGCGAGGTCAACCGCGACGCTATCATCGCGATGATTTCCGCGATTATTGCACCGGATTATCCGGGCGGTACGATCGTTACGGATTCCGTGACCTCGGACAAGCTGACCGATTTTCTGGAGAACACGCTGCATCTCAAGCATCACCGCTTTAAACGCGGCTATAAAAATGTGATCAACGAATCCAAGCGCCTCAATGCGGCGGGCGTACAGTCGCCGCTGGCGATTGAAACCTCGGGCCATGGCGCGCTGAGTGAAAACTATTTCCTGGACGACGGCGCATATCTTGCCGTCAAGCTGTTGATTGCGGCCGCGAAGGCCCGCCGGGAGGGCAAGCGCATCGATACGCTGATCGAAAAACTGCCCAGGCAGTTTGAATGCCGCGAATACCGCATGAATATCAGCGGAGAGGACTTTAAAGCATATGGCCAGCAGGTGCTCGAGCAGTTCGAGCAGCGCGCCAGGGCCGCCGGTTACGCTGTGGCGCCCAACTCTTACGAAGGCGTGCGCCTGACGTTTGGCAGCGAGCAGGTCCAGGGCTGGGTGCTGCTTCGTTTGTCACTGCATGATCCGCTTATGCCGCTGAATATGGAGGGCAACCGTCCCGGCGACTGCGACCGTCTCTGCGCTGTTGTCCGCACCCTTCTCGACGGCTTTGACCGCCTCGACCAGTCCAAGCTTTTTTGAAAAAATGCCTAGCAGAAAACTTTAGCCGGCTGCGCCCCCGCTTTTTGAAAAAAAGCTCGGCAAAAACTTTAGCCGGCTGCGCTCCGGCCTTTTTGAAAAAAGGCCTCGGCGAAAAACTTTAGCCGGCTGCGCCGCGAACAGCGGGTTTGGCGCTGCGTTGATACAGGCTGTGCCGCGAACAGTGGGGAAGGCACTGCGTAATTCGTTTTACGCCGCGGCGGTCAAAAGTTTTTGCCCGCCTTTTTTAAAAGGCGGCGGGTGAAGGAGAAGGACAAGGCCCCTTGCGGGTTTTGTCCTTCTCCGAGGGCAGCGCCCTTATCCCCGGGCCGCAGCCCTCATAAAAGCGCGGCCCGCAGGCCGCAAGACACCTGTTCAGACGCGGGACCCTGCGTCAGCAGGAAGCGTGACAGACGCCGCGCGGCTGGCGCGCTTCCTGCAAGCTCCCCGCCTTCCGGCCTTTTTTCTAATCGGAACCCTGGCCAGTTTTTATTTAGAATATAACCTTGAGAGGATGAATCTATTTTGAACAGCAGCGAAAAAACCATGGAAAAGATCGTAAATCTCTGTAAAAGCCGCGGATTTGTTTATCCAGGCTCGGAGATTTACGGCGGGCTTTCCAATTCATGGGACTACGGCCCGCTGGGCGTTGAATTTAAGAACAACGTCAAGCGCGCGTGGTGGAAAAAATTCGTACAGGAATCGCCTTACAATGTGGGGCTTGATTCTGCGATTCTGATGAATCCGCAGGTATGGGTCGCTTCGGGCCATGTAGGCGGCTTCTCCGATCCGCTGATGGATTGTAAAGACTGCAAAACGCGCCACCGCGCCGACAAGCTGATTGAGGACGCAACCGGCGAGGTCGCGGACGGCTGGAGCAATGAGCAGATGCTGGCGTATATCAGGGAACATAACATTCAATGCCCGGAGTGCGGCGGCACAAATTTTACGGATATCCGCAAGTTCAACCTGATGTTTAAAACGTTCCAGGGCGTCACTGAGGATGCGAAAAGCGAACTTTATCTGCGCCCGGAAACGGCGCAGGGGATCTTTGTCAACTTTATGAACGTTCAGCGCACCACGCGCAAAAAGGTGCCGTTCGGCGTCTGTCAGATCGGCAAGAGCTTCCGCAATGAAATCACGCCCGGCAATTTTATTTTCCGCATCCGTGAATTTGAACAGATGGAGCTGGAATTTTTCTGCAAGCCTGATACGGATTTGGAGTGGTTCCAGTATTGGCGCAGCTTCTGTGAAAACTGGCTGCTGTCGCTCGGCATGACAAAGGACAACATGCGCCTGCGCGATCATGCCAAGGAGGAACTGTCGTTCTATTCCAAAGCGACGACCGATATTGAATATCTGTTCCCGTTTGGATGGGGCGAATTGTGGGGGATCGCCGACCGCACGGATTATGATTTGGGACGGCACGGCGAGCATTCGGGCAAGACGCTCGATTATTTCGATCCCGAGACGAACGAACGGTATGTGCCTTATGTTGTTGAGCCGTCGCTTGGCGCGGACCGTGTGGCGCTGGCGTTTTTGTGCGACGCGTATGACGAGGAAGTCGTCGGTACGGACGCAAAGGGCAAGGAGGATGTGCGCGTTGTGATGCGCCTGCATCCGGCGCTCGCGCCGTATAAAGCTTGCGTGCTGCCGCTTTCGAAAAAGCTGGCTGAGGGCGCGGGGAAAATCTATGAGACGCTCGCAAAGGAATATATGGTTGATTATGACGACGCCGGTTCCATAGGCAAGCGGTACCGCCGCCAGGATGAGATCGGGACACCTGTCTGCATCACCTATGACTTTGAAAGCGAAACTGACGGCTGTGTAACTGTGCGCGACCGCGACACCATGGCGCAGGAGCGGATTGCCATTGATTCGCTCTGCGACTATCTCAAGACGAAAATCGCGTTTTAAATAGGAAAATGAGGGGCGGTGCGAAGCACCGCCCCTCCGATTATTTTGGCGTTGAATCATCCGTTAAGCCGAGCAGATAATCACAACTCGTATGATAAATGGATGATAGGCGTAACAATACCCATACTGGTATATCTGTATGCCCGCATTCATATGCGCTATATTGTTGTTGACTGCAATACAGTCGTTTGGCAAGCTGCTCCTGCGACCAATGATGTTTTTTTCGGAGATATCGAAGCCTATCATACAACGAAATCACCCCGGTGTCATCTTATCATATCCATCATCTGATCGCCGTTGTTTAGCGAAAAAATCGCTAAACAATTTATTATACCAGGAGCGCAACAATATCTTGACATCCGATGAAAGCGTATGGTATGATAACTAAGTTATCATCGAGGTGTAGCGCAGTTGGTAGCGCGCTTGGTTTGGGACCAAGATGCCGCGGGTTCGAATCCTGTCACCTCGACCATTCCATTAAGAAGTCGAACACCGGAAACGGTGTCCGGCTTCTTTTTTGCGTCCGGGGTTTCGGCGGAATCTGCGGGGGCCGGTTCATCGTCAAGGCCGGGGAAACCTTCGGTTGCGTCCAGCATGTCAATATAGGAAACCTGCTTGCCGCCGCGGATGTTGTAAAACACAACAACCCTATCGTCATACAGGTACACGGAATTTATAAACGTGTCGATAATCCGCCGCCTAAATTCCATGTCGAACAAGTCCCCCTTGCAGAACAATTTCAGCCACGCCACAATTTCCGCTTCGGTATAGCGGATTTTGTTTGCAATGTGCAGCTTTGAAAGGTCGATTTCTAAATCGACCTTTTGCATATCGGCAGTTTCGATTTTCTCATAAATCCGGGGGCGGGCAGATTTGGGCGCGTCAAGCAGCATTTCGGTATATTTATCTATATCCCTGTCCAGCTTGGCAATTTGCCTTTCAAGCTCTTTCACCTTGCCGCTGTTAAATTCGCTGTCATATTGGGCCACAACCGCCGCGGCGATTTCCTGCATACGCCCCGGGGTGAGGACATATAAAACCGTCTGTTCCACAACATACCATTCAAGGAAATCTTTCTTTTCATGGGCTTTCTTGCAGCCCTTGCGAAGCCGCCGATTACGGCAGCAGTAATAATAGTGAATATCCCCGTGCCGCCCCGTGCCGGAAACCCCTGTAATGGTTTCGCCACAGTAGCCGCAAAAGGCTTTGCCGGTCAACAGGTATTCTATTTTTGCCTTATTCTTGCCGCCCTCCCGCTTGTTCTTCTTTATACGTTCCTGTACCTTGTCGAAGGTTTCCCGGTCAATCAGGGCCGGACAGCCGTTTTCTATCACAATGTCATTCCATCGAAGGATGCCTATATATTTTTCGCTTTGCAAAGCAACCTGCAAAGCGGTATTGCCGAAGGGCTTTCCGTTTCGGTTCCGCAGGCCCGCCGCGTTCAATTCCTCTATAATCTGTTTTTGGGGACCCCCGCGGCATACTGTTCAAACGCCTTTTTCACAAAGGGGGCCTTTGCTTCGTCAATGACAAGCCGCCCGCCCGCGCTCTTGTACCCGAAAGGAATACCGCCGCCGCAAAACTGCCCTTTTAGGGCGCTTTCCCGCATACCGCGTTTTATCTTTTGGGCAAGCTCCAAACTGTAATATTCAGCGCTTGCCTCCAGCACGGCTTCAAGTATGATGCTTTCGGGGTTGTCCCCGATATTTTCCATAGCGGAAATAACCTTTACCCCGTTTTGCTTCAGCTTGTGCTTGTATATGGCGCTGTCATAGCGGTTCCGGGCGAAACGGTCCAGTTTATAAACAATGACATACTGAAACGCCCGCTTGCGGGAATCGGAAATCATGCGCTGAAAGTCCGGCCTATCGTCCGTTTTACCGGATATGGCGCGGTCAATGTATTCCCCCACGATGGTAAAACCTTCACGCTGGGCGTATTCATGGCAAACGCGTAGTTGTCCTTCTATGCTTTGCTCTGTTTGGCTATGTGAGGAATAGCGAGCGTATATAACCGCATTTCGGGCGGCGGCGGTTTCTGCCTGTTTCATAAAATGCCCCTTTCTTTCCCCCGCCCCTTGTGGTACAATAAAGCAAGGGTATATTGTATTTTGACAGTGTGCAATTATCCTTACAGTTGCCGCCCAACGTTGCAGCGTTGGGCGGCTTTCTTTTTACTGTGATAAAAATTCCAGATATTCGGATGGAGGAAGCTGGCTTGCTAATGCGTTGATAGATTTAGAGCCGCTATAACGGGAAAGTTTGAGGCCGAAAATATGTGCTTTATGCGCAAGTTTTTCCGTTACCGGGGATTCGTCATTATCTGTAATTCGTGAGATTATGGCGCTAACATCGTGTGAACATGCTCCATCGGGAATGCTTGCGCCTAAACTCTTGGCGTATGATAGTTGAGATTCGGAAGGCGGTTTAGATGGGAGAACGGAAACTTCAAAAGGACCAACTAAACCGCTTGATTCTGCATGAGAGCGGGCTTCATCTTCGTTACGGACTTCGTAAACACGTTTGTTTTTGCGGTTGGTAGCGGGATTTTTGCCAATAACCTGAAATCGTCCATAATTTACGAAACCGCCAGAGGGTGAAATATATCCATCTAATGCCGAAATGGGGATTGCCGGAAGTGTTCCAGATGTTTTTTGCACAACATTGTCATAATGTGAACTAAATGCTGTTGTAATTTGAATATGAGTGTCAAGGGGAGCTTTGGACGGGCGTTTAACTTGCGTTGACCCGAAAAGTTTTGCAAAGAAACCCATAAAACAACCTCCTATCAAAAGAGATTACAGACTTATGCCGGTCTGGAATCCGTATAGACCATATCCGGGCAAAGGTCAACATCTTCATTCCAATAGACGCACATTCCGTCCGCCTTTGCGGTATCAAAGAAACCCTTGTTTTTCAAAGGGGCATACAGCGGCAGGGACAAAATGGGCTTTGCGTCAAAAATCTTTTTTTCGCCATTCTGGAATGTGATAAGCAATTCATAGTTTTCAAGCGGTGTCACAGCAACAGGACGCGGATTCATACACTTACCCCCTTGCGCAGGGCCGTTTTTGTCAAAACAAATTGCGGAATATTTCTTCGAGCGGGATTGTGAAATCATCATAGAGGGAAACCGGGACTTCACTTTTATAGTGTTCCTGTTCATCTGCGGACAGCTCCACATAGTCCGGGAAAACCTTATAGACTTCATCCAATACAAATTTTTCATTTTTCAGCAGGTATACTTCTACTGTTTGATTTTCAGTGTCCACAAGCCAATATTCCCGCACACCGCATTTTTCGTATAAATCTTTCTTGTATCCACGGTCTTTCTTTTCTGTTCCGTGGGAAAGAACTTCAACGATTAAATCCGGTACGCCGTGAATGCCGTTGCGTTTGATTATCTCTTTCTTGCAGATAATCATTACATCGGGTACAACCCTGTCTTTTTCAGTCAAGTATACATCCGTCCCGTCCGCAAAGGGCAGGCATTTCTTTCCGTCTAAACGATTCGCAAACGCCCGGTAGATATTGCCCATAGCAAGATTATGATTTACAGCGGGCCGCGGGGACATTAGAACAACCTTGCCGTTTAACATTTCGTCCCGCAATTCCTCTTGATATGCCAGATTGTCAGCCATAATATGAAACCTCCATTTCTTGATGCCGCCTGTTTATACAGGCGGTTTTTTTATTTTCGTCAATGAATCCCGCGAATTGCCGCATGATGCCGGACAGCAGCGGGGCGGTTTGGGAATCAGCGGTAACCCCCCGCACATAGGCCAGGGCCGCGCCGGTTCGCGTGTCAGGGATGCCGCACATACCGGCGATTTCCTCCGGGGAATCAACCCCGCATTCCCGCAGGACGGGAGCGGGACAGAGGACCCGCAGCGCGAAACTTTCCGCCTCCAGCTCATACAGGCGGTTTCCCGCTCCATGACGCGCCAGCACGGGACGGCCAGGGGAAACATGACGCAAGCGGATATGCCCTATTTCATGGGTAACGGTCCAGCGGATTTCATTTTGCGGGGCGCTGTCATTGTAGCAGACAACAAAGGTTTGCGCCGGTTCGCTCCACAGTACAAAGCCGTCTTTGTCATAGTGCGCTTGCAGATAGGCGGCGCTTTCCTGAATCCGCGCCGCAAAAGCAGAGTAGCTAAAAATCATCCATCCATTTTTAGGCGGGATGGCGCAGGGGTTGACGGGAAGTGCAGATATGCCTTGTTCAAGCAGAAAGGCCATTGCCGCCGCGTCAAAAATGGTTTCGTCTTACATTCCGTCTTTGTTTTCGGCGGCGGGAAACGTGCTGTTAAAGCGTTCCGCAGCTTCAGCAAGGCCGGAAGTATCCCCTCCGCGGGCAGCAAAGGGCAATGCGTGCTTTTTGTCATATGCCGCCCGAAATTCCTTATATGCGACTTCATCGTCAAGAATATCCGACAGCATATCTTTTATGCGGTCTTTCAAAAATTCGCGCTGTTCAGGTTTGAGCTTTAGGAATCCTTTCAAGATTACCGTCTCGAAAGCGTCAAGCCCGTATTCGCTGGAAAGCTGGGAAACAATCGTTGAATCGGATTCAAGGAACATTTCCCCGGTACCGTTACGCAGCCAATCTTCACGAACACTATACTTTTCACAAATCAAAAGTATAGTACGGTCAGTTACACCGCGTTGTGCATTTTCAATTTGCCCAACAGTATTTTGCTTTAATCCGATATGATTCCCAAATTCCGCTTGGGTCAAACCCAAAGAGGTTCGAATCTCTTTAATTCGACCATTAATTTCCATTGGTTTCACCACCTTATATAAAGCGTAACATCTGTATATCTCTTTGTCAATGTTTTTTTCAAAATAGGATTGACAATTAAATCTCAAAGTGATAATATAATAGTTGCAAAGAGATAAATGGTGACGAAAACCATAAAATCAGAGTGAACGCAGAGAAAAATGAAAGCCCTCCCAATGAAATGATGAGGGCATTCCAAAGGCGAGGGCATCATGCAGATTGCTACAATATTTAGTCACATGGTTGCGGCAGGAAGCCATTCAAACAACGATTGTGGCCATAAATGGTTAAAAGCTGTGTAATTTTGTCATCAGGAAAATAACACATATCTGGATTGCCTGAACGGTTAACGGAGGTATGACCATCTTTTTCAATAGAAACAGAGATCGTTAAACCACCAAATTGGGCGCCGCGCGGATATCTCATACGTTGCATTTCAGCATTGTAATATATTGCCCAATCATATTTTCGGAGCAAATATGAATATACACGTCGCTGAGATATTTGAAAATTTTCAGCAAATTTAAAAACATATATGCTGGGGAAAACATCCCAAAGATTGGAAACATTTTCAATACACCATGCAATTAAAGTTTTAAGGCTCATGTTGCGCTTGAATCCAGATATAGCACGCTCATCAAGGATTTGTAAAATTTGATTCCGTTTAAACACTTGTAAAGCGATGCTTGGTTCTTCCATTATACGTTCAAGCAATATGCAACGGGTTAGTTGGCGATTAGAATCACTGGCCAAAACGGGAAATTTGATCGCCTCATGATATAAAGATTGATAAAGGAAATCTTTAATTATCATTTGTTCAGCATCGTTTAAGCTTTCAAGTTCTGCAACCGCATCTTCAAGTGTAATTTGCAGGTTCTTGTTGATACCACTTTCTGCATGCTCTTTCCACAAGCCCAATTCAATAGCCAAGCGATAGATGTGCTTACAAGGTAATTTGCGTACCGTAAAATCTCTGCAAGTACACGTTTTTAAGGTGGTTTCATAGGAGATAAAACTGGTGCTGGGGAAAATGGCGGTCATTTGATTCTTATCAATGCTGGCTGGCGTTGTTGCCGACGATTTTGCAGATGCAATTCTTTTCGATTGATCTTTTGTAGAATGAATGTTGTCCAGCCAATCCGCAAATGTCATAAACTAATTCCCCCTTCAGTGTTGATACCATGTTCAATAAAAAATCAAATCTACAAAATCCCTCCTTTCTATACAAATTATACCATATAGTTAGGAAGGGGGCAAATAAAAAAGCAAGAAAAAACCGCCCTAGCGGGCGGCGAAAGGGGGTGAACGGTATGGGGCTTATATGGGGCAATATGGAATGGGACACAGACAGGCCAGAGGAATTAAAAGCGTTTCTTGAACGCTATAAACAGCTTGGTTTTGACGGAGCGCCGGGGGAGGAATGCCATTTCCTTGTAAATTGCGAATTGGCCCGCAGCCGGTACGGGATTACTGAATTGTTCCCAAACGAAAAATTCCGGGCCACGATTTACTATGACCCGGAATGCGAAAGGTTCATTGTGACAAGAAAAGTGATTCAGGACGATTGATGCCGGAGGGGGGTGAACGGGTGGTCCGCACAATTTTAGCAATAGCCGCTTTAATCCTTGCCGGTATCGCTTTTGGTTTAGCGGGTACTTGTGTAATTGCGTTTATTGCATTAAGAAAACAGGAAAAGGGGGGTGAACAGCATGACATACCATACAAAGACAGCACGGCACGCGCCGATGGACCACATCGAAAAGCAGGAAGCAGCGAAAAAGATTGCCGTACTCTTGGCGGAGAGTACGGCAACGGTAGATGATATGTTCGATGTTTTCCAACTGGTGCGGGAATATCTGGTTGTAACAGCGAGAATCCCGGAGGGTAAATCATACGGGTTTACCGTTCTCGACCAAACGCGAGACGATGACGGGATGGGGGACAAGTAGCTCCAGCAGGGGCCGGAAAGGGGGTGAACGGTTTGGAGGAAAAAAGGAACGCCGCGCCGGGGAGCCAGCCCGACACGGCACAGGAGAACACAATAGAGCTTTCCGAAAACGAAATTGCCTGCATTGAGGCGGAAGCCGCAGAATGTGAACAGCTCCAAAAGGCTTTTGTATATTCCATCGAAGCGGATGCAGAAAAGCGTGAAATAGCAATTACATTGCCAGCGGGACAAAATCGGCTTGTGTTGCCTGAAAATTGGGCTTACGCCTTTATCAAACAATTTATGAATCAAATCCGTGAATGGCGCAGTAATCAATAGTTGTATTTGATGGAATTTTTTTGTGCCGGGTTTGATTCATCCACATTCGCAATGCAAAGTGCATTTCGGAAGAAGATAATACCCGGTATGCGTGGACCCGGAAAACAAAATTTCGCTTTTTATCTTTCAACGTTGTTACAACGTCAGGCGTTGGCATGGAATCCATAAAGACACCCCCTTTCCTCTTTTGATTATAGCATGAGCGGGAGCGGGTGAAAAGGAAGAATCAGCGGGGGGCCGGAAACCCCGCAGCCAGGGGGCAAGCGTCGATGCGGCGACGGTAAACAGGGCATTAGGCCGCAAGCGTGGGCGGGAAATCCGCCCGGTTGCCGGAAAGGGGGTGCAGGAAATGAGCGTATGCAGAGGGTGCGGCGCTCCTATCGACTGGATAAAGACCACAGAGGGGCGCAACATGCCGATAGACCCGGAGCCGGTTTTCATCATTGAGGGCGGCGGAACGGACCGTTTCGTAACCGATGAAGGGGCGGTAGTTTTGGGCCGGGTGGCCCGCCCGGATGAAGAATCCGCCGCCTTGCCCGTGGGGTTCGTCCCACACTGGAAAACATGCCCCAACGCGGCGGATTTCCGGCGCAGGCGGTAGGAAACAATTTCGGCGGTGGAGCGGGACCCCGCCGCCAACGTGAAAGGAAGTGTTACAGGATGGAAGCGCAGGTTATGACAAGCAAGATGCAGGAACGCAAAGCGGAAGCGGCGGAATTTCTGATTGATGCCCGCAGATTGCCGCCTGAATTGCGCTGGAAGATTCAGGGGATGGTTGAGCTTTTCGACTTCCTGAATACGGATGCGGCAAAAGCGCAGATGCAGGGCAACAAAACGGCGGGGTAAATCCCCGCCGTGTAGAAAGGGGGCTTATACATGGCTGAATTTATACAGGTAGGTTTTACCGCCACACGGGACCCCGGAACAGGTGAATTTCTGCCCGCCGTGCCGCTGTTCATTGAAAAGACAGCAAGCGCGGAACAGGGGCAGGCGGCGCTTATTCAGGATTTAGGCAAGCTGTTTGCCCACAGGATGCGGCAATACATAGAAGGCGGCGGGCTTGTCGGGGACGCAGCGGCGGAATGGGAAGGATACGACACCTGTGAACATTACGAAAAAAGGAGCGTGAAAACATGAGGCGAATCAAAGTGATCTACGGAGACGGAACAACCGAGCGGTATTGTGTAAACGTAAGCTATGCGGAGGCTTTGGAGTTGGCGCGCAGGCAGGCGCGGAAACAGGGTACATACGTGCGGGGATTCAGTTGTGTACGGATATGACAAAAAAAGCCCCGCAGGACTGGCATCCCGCGAGGCGCATAAGAAAATAAATCATTTTAATTGTAACAGACCGAGAGGATGTTGTCAAATGAAAAAATACGAGCTTACTGAGGAAACCATCAACGTATTTGGCAAGACGCTGCACCGCATTAGGGCCACACGGGACTTTTCTAATGGGCATGCTGGTGATTTAGGAGGATTTATAGAGGATGAACTCAATTTAAGTCATGATGGAGATGCGTGGGTCTACGGCAATGCGCGGGTCTACGGCAATGCGCGGGTCTACGGCAATGCGCTGGTCTACGGCAATGCGCTGGTCTACGGCAATGCGCTGGTCGGCGGCGATGCGCGGGTCTACGGCAAGGCATTGGTCGGCGGCAAGGCATTGGTCGGCGGCAATGCGTGGGTCGAAGGCGATGCGTGGGTCGAAGGCGATGCGTGGGTCGAAGGCAATGCGTGGGTCGGCGGCGATGCGCGGGTCAAAGGTAATGCGCTAGTCAAAGGCACGCGGGACATATATTGGATATCCTGTATTGGTTCGCGTGCCGGCACGACAACATTTTTCCGCAATGCAGACAACGGCATCAGCGTATCATGCGGATGCTTTTATGGTACAATTGACGAATTTGCAGCCGCGGTTACAAAGACGCATGGAGACAATGAGCACGCGCAGGCATACCGTCATGCGATTGAGATTGCAAAGCTGAGAATCAAATTGGAGGATGCCGAATCATAAGGCGCACAAGATATGTGGATTGAAAAAGGAGCGAGAAATCAAATGAATATCCTAGATATCCTTAACAAGCACGCAGCATGGCTCCGAAGCGAACCGGAGGGCGTAAAGGCCGACCTGAACCTGGGTATTTCGTTTGGTTCCGCTGTATCCTGTCTGATTACATTTATCGCGTTAATGAAAAAGCGGAATCAGGGCAGCGGCAGAGAAAGGAATATCAAGAGTTTAGTAAATACAGACTTTGGGAACATAGCCGCGCCCTTCAATTTCAGTTATTCATTAAATCATCAACAAGATTCTGAAAAATCGGATTAAGCCTGTTCAGCGTAAAAAAATGTTTGTTAATTTCTGATTTCCATTCGGAATCAATATCAAAGTCAAGGCCATATTCAAGGGCATTTCCAGAAACGATGTAGAGCGCGGCACTAATTGCAATAGAAATCACGCGGATTTCATTTGCAGACAATGCGGATTTATGATTTAGAAGTTTTTCAGCCGCGCTATTCGAGTTTGCAATATTCAAAAGGTTTTGGGCGGGTGTTTCGGTTTCTATTTGGGCAACTAACGGAAGAACGCACACAATAGCAGATACATCCGCGAAACTGAAATTGATATTACCAAGGGAACGTTTTTTGTTTTTCTTCATGGGCTTGCCTCCTTATATTTACATTATATCTCAAGTGGACAACATGTGAAAGAGGGAATTTGGCGCAAGAGGACAAGCGTCGATTCGACGACGGTAAACAGGGCATTAGGCCGCAAGTGTGGGCGGGAATCCGCCCGGTTGCCGGGAGGGGGGTGAACATCTTGGACAACAAAAAGAGCGCCGCGCCGGGGAGCCAGCCCGACACGATGCAAGAATACGCAGAACGACCTTGCAAGGGGGAATTTGAACAATCAGAATCCCGGTGAAGCAGTTGTCCAACGGTTGCGCGATATGTACCGGCGCGGAATCCGTTAAATATGGGCAAAGGGAAAACGCCCCGTGCCTGTTCTCCTACAAACAGGCGCGGGGCGTTTTAAGGCTTTCGCTGTTCGCCGCTTTATAACTAAAACAGCTACAATCTATAATTAATATTATAGCAATAAAGCGGCGGAAAGTCAATGAAAACCACGGAAAAAGGGTTGATAAAATGCCGCGAATGAAGCGCGTAACCGTTTCGGGCGTTGTGCTGGAACAGGAAATATTTAATGTTGCCCCCAATACCAAAAACTTAAAGGGGGCCATTCCGAAACCGCTAACAGAACGGATAGCAGAGGAAAAAGAAAAATATAACTTAAAGCAAGCATTGAAACGGTTTATACGGATTGTAAACCACAATTTCAGCCCCGCCGCCTATTACGTTACAAATACCTTTGACGATGCACATTTACCGCAGGATTTCAAAGCGGCGCGGCGGGCGCTGGATAACTATATACGGCGCTTGCAATATGCCTTTCCCGGTATGGTAGCGGTTGCGGTTATGGGCCGGGGCAAGCGCAGCGGGCGCATTCACATTCATTGCATTATATCCGGGGCGGATGAAAAAACAATCCGGGAAAAGTGGACGCACGGCAAGATAAAGCGCATAGAGCCGTTGCGGGGACACAATTTCTATAACGGCGTAGACCACGGGCAGGATTACACAGCCCTTGCAACCTATCTTTTCAATCACTGGACCCCGGAACAAGGGAGCGGGAAACGCTGGAAGCAAACAAAGACCATCCAGCAGCCAGACCGGAAAAAGCCGACATTCCCGAAACGCCGATATAGCATAGATAAACCGCCAGTTACCCCGAAAGGGTACATGCTGGTAGAGAAACGCGAAAGCGCCCATTACTTAGGCGGTTATCTGCTTTTCAAGTATGTAAAAATCCCGCCGCCAGGGGCGGGAACAAACGCAAAAATGCTTTGTTAAACCGGGGACAGCGTTCCCCATTATGGCCTTGTAATATAGGTGCGTTTTACAACGAAGGGAGAACATGTCAAGAGGATTGCGCAGATATTCACAGAATATTTACATTTTTCTCTTTGACAGACACGGCCCCCGCGGGTGCGGGGGTGAATGGCCGGGGTTGGAAAGTGCGTAAAGTTGGAAACCCCGTTTTCAACTTTTCCACTTTTCAATGCCGGACAGAGGGGGACAGCCCCCTTCCCGTCCCCCAAACCTTTCAAAAGAATTTTTGAAAGCCATAGCCCCGCAGATGCAGGTTGTTAGCGTTGGAAAGTGCGCAAAGTTGGAAACCCTGTTTTCAACTTTCCCACTTTTCAATGCTGGATAGAAATTCAAAAGGAGGTTGTCCAGGTGAAAAAGAACAGAAAGAAAAGAAAATACCCCACAGCGTCACAGGCGCGGAAGGCCGGATGGGTTATCAAGCGGTTTTGTGACAGGCGGACGGCGGACAATGCTTGCGCGGGTTGTCCTATCCGGCATATGTGTGAAACGCCGCCTTATACATGGGACAGAAAGCAGGGGGATTGAAAATGCAGTATAGCCCGCAGCAGGCCCGCCAGCAATGGCAAAACCGGGTAAACAATGCGCAGGGGCATATTTTCGAGGATGGCATAAAAGCAGCGTGTGAGATATATCGAAACAGCAGGCGGGCAAAGGTGGACAAGACCCCGGAGCCGTTCCGCGTGATGGAAAAGAACAGGGACGGGACCTTTATGGGCCGGTTTACCGCCCGCGCCGCCCCTGATTTTCAAGGGACGCTTCAGGGCGGGCGATCTATCGTCTTTGAGGCGAAATATACCACAACCGACAGGCTGAAAAAAGCCGTTGTGACCGATACGCAGGCGGACGCACTAGAGGACCATTTACAAAGCGGAGCGGCGGCGGGGGTATGTGCAGGGATTCAAGACAGATTTTTTCTTGTTCCGTGGACGATATGGCGGGAAATGAAAGCGCATTTTGGGCATGTGTCCGTTTCGGCGGCAGAATTGGAGCCGTTCCGCGTGCGCTTTACGGGTGCGGTGCTGTTTCTGGACTATGTACATACCAACTTTGAAAAGGTATTCGGGGCAGATATTCAAAAATGACAGAAAGGGGTTTTGATATGAGGATTTCGACAAAAAGAACGCCTTACCGGGTATGTCTGTTTTGCGGTTCCCATTTGGACGCGGGGGAAGTTTGCGATTGCAAAAAGGAACAGCAGGCCGCGCTTGTCGAGCGGGCCGGAAAAGAAATCGTTGCGAATGGAGCGGGAGCCGATGAAAAGACAGCATAAACGGAAATTGACGGTCAGGGTAACGCCGCAGACAGCCTATAACCTTGAACGTTTGGCGGCAATGGCAGGCGTAAAGGGGCCGGGGCGCGTTGTTGATAAGCTGGTGCGGGAAAAGATGCTTGCATTGCACCCGCAGCAGGAAAAGCGAGGCGGTTGCCCGTGAATGGTTTAACGCTGGGAAGCCTGTTTGATGGAATCGGCGGCTTTCCTCTTGCGGCGCAGCGGTGCGGGATTCGGACACTTTGGGCCAGTGAGATAGAAACCAACTGCATAGCGGTAACAAAGCGGCATTTTCCAGAAATGCAGCACTTGGGGAGCATTACAGAGATAGACGGCGGAAAAATCCCGCCCGTGGATATTATTTCTTTTGGTTCCCCGTGTCAGGATTTATCGGTAGCGGGCAAGCAAAGCGGGCTTGATGGGGAGCGTTCCGGCCTGTTCCGTGAGGCTGTCAGGATAATTTACGAAATGCGGGAGGCAACAAATGGAATATATCCAACTTTCATTATTTGGGAAAACGTCCCCGGAGCCTTCGGCAGCAACAAAGGCAAAGATTTTCGGACCGTCCTTGAAGAAATCACAAAGGCCAGAATTTCAATGCCTGATAGCAGAAGATGGGCAAAGGCCGGAATGGTTAGAATTGGCGGGGTTGACGTCGCTTGGCGGCAGATGGATGCCCAATATTGGGGAATCCCCCAACGTAGAAAAAGAATCTTTCTTGTGGCAGATTTTAGAGGCAGACGCGCCGCCGAAATACTCTTTAAGCCCGAAAGCCTGCTTAGGTATTCTGAAACGGGCGCAAAAGCGAAACCGGGAATTGCCGCCGCTATTGGAAACGGTGCTAAAATATCAAGCCGGGATTTCAGATGCGCCGCCGATGCCCTGCAATGCACCTATGAAACAGCCCACGCAAGCGAGGTTATAAGGACGAACAAGGGCGGGGTATGTCCAACGTTACAAGCCCGGATGGGTACAGGCGGCAATCAAATTCCGCTTGTGCTGGATTTGGAGGACAGCAAAAACATAGTGCTTGACGATGGCGGCGGGAAATTTGTTGATGTGTACACAAACGGCACTTGCCCAACGTTGCGGGCGCAGACAAAGGGACATTTGCCTTGCATTATCGGTTGTCAGCCTATCAATATGCAGGTTGCGACACGTCATAACCGATTAGGCGAAAATACCGGGCTGGGCATTGCGGAAGATGGGGACCCGGCATATACATTGCAGGCGGCGCACAGTCACGCGGTTTTTGCCTGTTATCCCGTCAATGAAGCCGTGATACACGGGAAAGCAAACGGTTTCGGAATCGGTGAGGATGGGGACCCCGCCCCCACGTTGACCGGACGGGACCGGCACGCGGTAGCATTCTTTGCAAAAGCGCGGTTTGACCTGTTCACAAGCTCCAAAACAGCGGCAACGATTTTAGCAACCACAAGCAAGAATATTGACGGAATTTTACTGGAAGCAGAAAAATTCAAACTGTTTATCCGGTTTATCTTGCGGAAATTGACCCCGCTTGAATGTGAGCGCCTGCAAGAGTTCCCCGATGAATGGACCAGGTATAGCGATACCGGGGAGGAAATAAAGGATACGCCGCGATATGTGGCGCTGGGCAACAGTTTAGCGGTTCCGTGTGCCGAGCGGGTTTTCCGCGGGATTATTTCGGCAATCGGCGGCGGGCCGGGGATAGAATCGAGGTAAAACAGGGTGGAAGATTGTACGATAAAATTTCATCCAGCCTTTCCGCAAATGGTGGCGAACATAGCGGAACTGGAGGAAGCGCGGACACAACTTCAAATGGTGCTGGAGCCTGAAATATTCGAGCGGGTTCGGCGAATTATAGAAGCGCAGGACGTGCGGAAGCGGGCCGCATATTACGGAACTATTGTTGAGTCCGTGTGCGCCGGGAAAGATTTTTCCCGTGTGGAATCCATACAGGACATTGCCGACATATATGCCCGCTTCATTATCGGACGGGCGTTTTCGGGGTGAAATCATGTTTGAGCTAAACCGACTTTATAACGTGGATTGCATGGAGGGCATGAAAGAGATACCGGACTGCTATTTTCAGCTTGCCATAATTGACCCGCCCTATGGAATCGGGGAAAGCGGGAAAAAGAATAAATCCCGCGGGCGTTTGGCGGTTTCGCAGGATTACGCCCCCTATTTCGGAGGGGATAGGGACGCGCCGCCGCCTGAATACTTCGCGGAATTACGGCGGGTTTCCCAAAATCAAATTATATTCGGTGCAAACCATTTTATCAGCCGGATACCGTTTGATAGTGCGTGCTGGATTGTATGGGACAAGGAAAACGGGCAAACGGACTTTGCCGATTGTGAATTAGCATGGACAAGTTTCAAGAGCGCCGCACGGCTTTTCCGGTTCAAATGGCACGGCATGTGGCAAGGGGATATGCGAAACAAGGAAATCCGCATACACCCAAACCAAAAGCCGGTAAAACTGTATGAATGGATTTTGACCCGGTATGCGCAGCCAGGGGACCGGATATTAGACACGCACGCCGGAAGCGCAAGCTCTTTGATTGCCTGCTATAATATGGGCTTTGACTTTTTGGGATTCGAGATAGACAAGGGATATTTTGAAAAGGCGCGGCGGCGGCTGGAGGATGTGCAAGCGCAGATGCGCCTTGAAGATTACGCGGATATGAAGGGGCGTTTTCTATGAATAGGTGTGAACGGTGCGGACAGGCCGTGCCGGATGGGTTGCCGGTATGCCCGGAATGCCTGAAAGCAGCGGGCGCGGGCGAAGCGGAGGTTACGGCGGCGGAGGAATTGCGGGACATAGCAGCGATTTTGAGCATTGAGGCCGGGATCGATGCGAACATAAAAGAGGCTTTGCAGGGGATTTTGAATATTGCCGCAAGGCTGGAAAGGAGCGTTTCAGATGGCAAAAAAGAAGAAAAAGCAGCGGCGCAGCAGAACGGGGGCGGGGCCATGGCGCAGACAGAGGCCCGCCGCCAGGGTGCGGAATAAGACCGCCCCGGCCCCCGTGCCGGTCAATCCCCTAATAGCGCAGATGCGCATTATAACGGCTTTGGAGCGGGTGCGGAGGAATACCCCGGCAAGCCTGCAAACGGCCTTGCAGCAGGCGCAGCGCGTGGCGCAGAGGATGCAGGAACGAGAAGACGGGCAGAGGGAGGCGGACAGGTGAAAGCATTTACTATTTATCAACCTTATGCATACGCGATTGTAGCGGGTTTGAAAGGCTATGAAACCCGCCCGCGGCGCACACATATTCGGGGCCGGGTAGCGGTTCACGCGGCAAAACTGGATTTGTGGAAATCGGGTATTCTTGAAGCTGGAATAGTGCCGAAAATCGAAAAAATATTGTCAGAACACCAAAGGCTGGGAAATCGTGCCGCACATCTTGATTACGGCGCGGTGATAGGCACGATTGAAATTGTCGATTGCGTTCCTGTGGAGTCTCTTATAGGTAAGCTGTCCGAGCGGGAACGGCTTTTAGGCGACTACACGCCGGGCCGGTATGCTTGGATTCTCAAAAATCCGGTACTATTCCCCTGTCCTATTCTTGCCCGCGGGAAACAAGGCTGGTGGGAATGGGACGAAAAGGAGGCAACAACTAATGAAATGTAAAATTAAGCCCGCAGCAACGAAAGAGAGGTTGACAATGGAGAATAAAGATGAGCAGCCGCGCGGAACGGTCCGCAGGTTTATAGAGCAATTCAAAATCCGGGACTATGAAGCGGCCCGCGCCGCCGTCGTTGGATTGACCGCCGCAGGGTTTGACGTTGATATAAAGCCGTTTACCCCTTATAACGAGCGGACCAGAGAGCCGAAATCGGAATTTACCTATCTTGTGATTACGGTTTATAGAAGGGGATGAAATCGTTGAGGAATGAGTTAAACAGATACCCGGTCACATACGACGAAATGAGCCTTGAAGCCGCGGCGGTTGAAATAGAGCAAATGGCACGGTTAATTCGCACGGCGCCCACCCTGCCGAATATCGGGACATTTGCAGCCTGCAAATTTTGTGGACAACTTATCAGCGTTTCGGATTCGGTCATTAATGAACTGGGGAGCGTAGAAGACGCAATAGAGTACGCCACAACGCATTGTGAATGTCAGGAAGCCAGAACCTACACAGATGAAAAGCGCAGGCGTAAACGGGCGGCACAGGCCCGGCAATCCGATTTAATAGAGGCCGAAGAAGCGATTAATAAGCAATTCGGGCTTGAAACCGAAGATGCCTGCCCCATTTCCGACGAAGTTCGTCAAATGCTATTGGAGGTTACGACGATGGTATACGATCACAAAATTAAAGGCTTGACGGTTTCAATAAATAGCAAAACAAAGGCGATCATTTCGAGAAATCAAAAGGGAAAACTTCTCATTGACCGCAAAGAAAGCGATACCAGCCGAGCAGAAATCGGTTGAAAGGTTGGATAAATCCATATGAACATAATAAAAACGCAGAGGTTTACGCAAAGAACGCCAGCGGGTGCAAGTCTGATTCTTGATAATCCGCAGAACGATGTTGAAGCGGCGGCGCAGATACAAGAAAAATTCAGAGCGGCTTTAAATTTACTTGCGGATTTTGAAGATTTGGGTTTTACCCCGCAGGAAATGAAAACGGACGTGAAAGAGGTTTGCGCCATTCTCCACAAATTCCCGGTTTGTACGGCTGATATTCTGACAATCGCGGAGTTTTGCGCGGAAACAGCTTTGCGCAATGACAGCTTGCGGCGGTTCCTGCAATTCACCTTAAAAGTGTACCACGAAAGAGTGTAATCCCCGAAGCGGGTGAAATCTACATAGGAAGGACGGAATAGCGGTGAAAACCATATCTATTATCAACTTGAAAGGCGGGGTTGCAAAGACTCTTTCTGCGGTCAATATGGCGCACATCTTGGCGGCTGTCCACAACAAGCGGGTTTTGCTTGTGGATAACGACAAGCAGGGCAACGCTTCTAAAATGTTTGGATTGCACAGCTATGAAAAAAGAGCGTTGCGGACATTTTGACCGAAAAGGCCCCGGACATGGGGGAAATCATAGCGCCAACACGGTATGAAAATCTTGACCTTATCCCCGCAAATATGAATCTGCTTCGGGCAAACCTTGCCGTTATGGTAGATAATACCCGGCAGCGGGAAACGCGGTTTAAAAAGGCGTTCCGGGCCATTTCCGGGGATTATGATTTTTGTATCATTGACAACGCGCCGGATATTAACATCAGCACAATAAACGCGCTGGTTGCGTCCGACGATGTTTTAATACCGATAAAAATTGATAAATTCGCCTTTGACGGGCTGGCAGAGCTTCGGGAACAGATAGACAACACGCGGGAGGACCTAAACCCCGCCTTGTGCTTGCGGGGTTGCTTCGTGACCTGCTTTCAGCGCAACGACGTAAACGCGCAGGGCGAGGAATGGCTTCATACACAGCAGGATTTCCCGATTTTCGCAACGCATATCCGCCGCACGGAAAAGGTGGACGAAAGCACATTTGCCGCGGCCCCCATAATCGAGTATTCGCGCCGGTGCGGGGCCGCTATGGACTATCTGCAATTCGTCAATGAATATTTGGGTATGTTGTCCGATTCGGACACAAACGCAAAGGAGGCCGCGCAGCGTGGGTAAATTTAATTTGATGGACCTTTTAAACACGCAGCAGAGCGGGCAGGCCGAACCGCCGCAGGTATCCGAGCGGGAGGAAACGCAGCCCCGGAAACCGGCGTATAAAATCATCGCTTTGAGCGTGTTTGACCTTGTGCCGTCAGAGGGCAATTTCTATTCTATTGCCGAAATCGAAAAGTTGAAGCGAGATATTGAATTAGCGGGCGGCGTAAAGCAGAATTTAACCGTTATCCCATTAGACGGTGGAAAATATAAGGTTTTAGCGGGCCACCGTCGCCGCCGCGCCTGCTTGGAGCTTGTGCAAGAGGGTAAACCGGAATATGAATATGTCCCTTGCGGGATTGAGCCGCGGCAGCAGGACAAGGAAATGCAGGAAATCCGGGAAGAACTCTTGATTATCACAACCAATTCACAGCGGGAAAAAACGGATTGGGACAGGGTGCAGGAAACAAAGCATTTGCACGATGTATTGCGGCGGTATAAGGCCCGCGGCGGGAAATTGCCGGGGCGGTTGCGTGAGATTATCGCGGACACGCTGAACACGTCCGAAACACAGATAGGCCGGATGGGGGCCATTGCTAAAAACCTGATACCGGAATTTCAAGAGGAAATGAGGGAAAAGCGGTTAGGGATTTCGGCGGCTTATGAGCTTTCCGGGATGCCGGAGGAACAGCAAAGGGCCGCTTTGGAGGAATACCGGGCAAAGGGCAGTTTTTCGGTAAACGATGCAAAGCAGCGGAAAGAGGCAGAGGGGCCGCAGCGCCGAAAGGTGCGCACGCTGGATGAAGCATGGAAAGAGCGCCAGCAGCAAAGCGGCGATTCAGACAGCGGAGCGGGACAGCAGGCCCCGCCGCCCGCAATCTCCCCGCAGCAGGAACAGCCTGCCGCCCCCGCTCCACAGGACCGGCCCGCGCCGGAATCGTCCGGGCGGCAGGATGGAGAGGAAAGCGAAATTGTCAGCACTATAAACCGGCTGAATGATTTGTGCGCCTACTGCATGGACAAGGGGGAACAGTGCGACGGTTCAAGAGATTGGACCCTTGATGTAAAGGCCCTGCTTTCGGCAATCGAACGATTAGGGGGCGAAACAGAATGAACGGATATGCGCAGGGGTTCAATATTTCCAGTGAGGAAATAGCGGTTTTCGTCAGTGTGGCAAGGAAAGCGGCGGACATGATGAATATTTCAATTTCGGAGCTTTTCGGGAAGTTGGAGCGTTACGCCCGCGCAATGGAGGCAATAGGGGCATTTTTTGACAGCATATTAAATGCCATTCGGGAAACGGTGGACGATTTGGCGGACATTATGCAGGAAATAGCGGTTTGGGAGTTGCTCCCGCCGCTGTCAAAGCTGGAAAGGCTATGGAGGGCGCAGCGCCGCCGCGCAGAGCGGGAACGAATGCGGGTATTCCTGAAATATCTTGAATTTCTCTTTGTTATCAGGAAATATAAACCACCTAAAAAACGGGAGCGGGTACAATGACATTAAATCAGCTTGAACAATACCGGGATTTATCAAAAGAAGTGAAAATGCTGGAACGGCGGATAGCGGACCTTGAAAGCCGCCCGGAAGTCTTTGTTTCTGATTCGGTGGTGGGTTCGTCACCCTGCATTCCCTATCAGCCGCACACAATCGCAATAAAGGGGTATGGAAATCAGTATCAGGATAAAATAAACGCCCTGCAAGTGAAATACATAGCGCGGAAACAACAGCTTTGCAAGGAGCTGGAGGAAATCGAAGCCTTTATTGAGAGCTTGCAGGATAGCCGGTTGCGGCAGATTATAGAATATCGGTACGTAAAGGGTATGCCGTGGAATGTGGTTGCGAAAAACGTATACGGGTATCCAAACGGAAATACCGCACGCATGGCGGTAATTAGATTTTTTGAAAAATCTTGATTTTGTGCGTTTTGTGCGTTTTTGATGTGGTATATTTGTAGTGTGAAAGTGGGCCGAAAAGAAATCGGTCCGCTTTTTTGCGCCTTCCGCGCTGGGCACAGGAGGCAAAACGGGCAAATAAACGAAAGGGGTGGCTATCTTGGGACGACCGCGGGACCCGCGCAGGGACGCGGCAAAAGATTTTTTCCTTGCAAGAAATGGGCAAGTAACCACAAAAGAGCTTGCAGAAAAAGCGGGCGTGCCGGATAGCACTATACGCAAGTGGAAAAGCCTTGACGGATGGCAAGCGGCCCTTGACAAGAAGAAATCAAAGCGGCGGCGGGGCGGACAGCCCGGAAACAAAACGCCGTGGGAGCGGGTGCGCCTATCGGCAACCGCAACGCTGAAACGCATGGGGCATATAGTACGGTCCACCTTAACGATTTATCCGAAGAGGACCGGCAATATATAGAATCTATCGGCCTTGACAGTGCGGAGAACATGACGCGGGAATTGCAGTTATTGACCGCAAAGGAAAGGGACCTCAGACGGCGTATAAAGGCGCTGGAGGAGGAAACGGCGGATACCCTGCATACGGACAAGGTTATAGAAATGCTTACGCCAGGGGGCAAGCAGGACGGCCAACAGGACAGCCGGGAGGACAGCAACGCGGGGGAATCCCTGAAAACGGCAATGCGCACGGTGATAAAATCAAGCCCCTTTGACCGGGCTATGAAACTGGAAGCAGAGCTTAACAAAATACACGGGCGAATTATTAAGCTGATAGACAGCATTAAAGGCTATGAGATGGAGGCCCGCCGCCTTGAATTGGAGGAACGGCGGTTCCGGTTCGCAAAGCAGCGCGCAACAGGTGAATACAGCATAGACCCGGACACGGGCGAAATAGACGATACACAAGACCATGACGGCGAGGAAGGCCCGGACCTATGAGGCGCGGGCAATAGGTTCTTTCGGCGGCTGGGCCGCCTTGCGGGTACACGACGCCCGGCGTTTTTCCAGTTGCGAAAAAATTTTGAACACTTCCGGGAATGCCGGAAATTTTTTAAGGGGGTGCGTCAAAGAAACAGGGCAAAGGGGGCGGGGGCTTGAAATTATACGATACAAAGCAGGTTGCGCGGTTTCTGGACATTACAGAACGCCGGGTGCGACAGTTGCGGGAGGAAGGTATTATTTCGGAGTTGCGCCCCGGCCTGTATGACCTGATAGACGCAAACCACAGGTATATAAACTATTTGCGTAACCGAAACCCGGACAGCGCAGAACGCATTGACTACAACGCGGAGCGGGCAAAGCTGGTAAAGGCAAAGCGGGAAAATGAAGAATATGATTTGCGCCTGAAACGGCGGGAATTGCACACTTCGGAGGAAATCGAGCGGGTAATAGAAACCCTGCTTATCAATTTCCGCAGCCGCCTTTCTTCTATCCCGTCCAAACTTGCGCCGGTATTGAGCAAAAAGCGGGACACGGCGGAAATAGCAAGCCTGATCAAGTACCAGATAGACGAAGCCTTGACGGAGCTTTCGGAATTTGAGGGAATGGAGGAAGCCGCAGATGATGAACATCAGGCCGGAAACGCGGGAACTGTTCAAAAAGATATTTAAGGTTTTAGCGCCGCCCCCGAACATGACGCTTTCAGAGTGGGCGGACAAATACCGTTATCTTTCCCCGGAGGCGGCGGCGCGTCCGGGGCGGTGGCATACAGAGAATACCCCGTATTTGCGGGAAATCATGGACGCGATTTCAGACACAGCGGTTAAAAAGGTTGTCGCTATGCTGGGGGCGCAGCTTGGAAAGACAGAAGGGTTAATCTTAAATACGATAGGTTACTATATGCACTTTGACCCGTCCCCCATTCTGGTAATGCAGCCCACAATAGACCTGGGCGAAACCTTTTCAAAGGACCGTTTAACCCCTATGTTGCGGGATACCCCTGTATTGCGGGGAAAAGTCAACGATAAAAGCCGCAGCAGCGGGAACACGATATTAAAAAAGCACTTTCCGGGCGGGCATATCGCTATTGTGGGGGCCAATTCCCCTATTGGCTTGCGCAGCCGTCCGATTCGGATACTTCTTGCGGACGAAATAGACGGATACCCCGCCAGTGCCGGGGAGGATGGGGACCCGCTCTATCTTGTCAGCAAACGAATTGCAACCTTTTGGAACAAAAAGGAAGTCCATGTGAGTACGCCAATATTGAAAGGCACATCAAAAATTGAACGGGAATATAACAACAGCACAATGGAAGAATGGTGCGTGCCTTGCCCGGTTTGCGGTGAGCTGCAACCCCTGCAATGGAAACATGTCCTATTTGACGCAAATAATCTTGATGAAATTTCGTATTCATGCGAGAAATGCGGTTGCGTTTCCAGTGAAGCGGAATGGAAAGAGCATTTTACAGAGGGAAAATACATTGCGGCACACCCGGAGCGGGAAACACGGGGTTTTCATGTAAATTCCCTTGCGTCAATGTTCATGGACTGGAAAAAGATTGTGCAGGATTTTCTTACGGCGAATGAGGAAAAGAAAAAGGGAAATATCGAAACGCTGAAGGCATGGACAAACCTAAACATGGCGGAAACGTGGGCGGACGGCGGAGAACAGGTAGACGAAGAAGCCCTGTTCAAACGCCGGGAAAAGTATAATTGCGAGGTTCCCGCCGATGTGCTTTATTTGACCGCGGGCGTTGATACGCAGGATGATAGATTGGAAGCGGAAGTTGTCGGATGGGGCGAGGGCGCGGAAAGCTGGGGAATCCGGTATGCGGTTTTCTATGGCGATACCAAACTTCAAAAAGTATGGGACGATTTGGACGCATTCTTATTGCAGACATTCGAGCGGGCGGACGGCGCAAAGATGAAAATTATTTGCACCTGCATTGACAGCGGCGGACACAGGGCGAATAACGTCTATAAATTCTGTAAAGCCCGCAGCGCCCGCCGCGTATATGCTATTCGCGGACAGGGCGGGGACGTTCCCTATATCAAGCGGCCCACAAAGAACAACCGCGAACAGGCGATATTATTTACTTTGGGCGTGGACGTGGGAAAATCAATCCTGTATGACCGTCTGAAAGTGGAGCCGCCAGAGGATGAAACCAGCGAAACGGAAAGTATGCCGGGGTACTGCCATTTCCCGCGGGGCCGGGACCGGGGCTATACACGGGAATATTTCCGGGGATTGACCGCAGAACATAGGGTTTTGACCTATAAAAAGGGCGTTCCGGTGTACGAATGGCGTATTAAGGACGCGGCCCACAAACGAAATGAGGCGTTAGACGTGCGGAATTACGCAACGGCGGCGCTTGAAATCAGCAATGTAACCCTAAAAAAGCTAGACAATGCCGGGGCCGCAGCTCCAAAACGGCGGGCGGGAAGGCGGCGGCGTTCATCGGGAGGGGTGATTTAGTGGCACGGAAAGAGAAAACAGAGCTTGAAATAGCGCGGGAGCATTACAAAATGTGGCTGGAGGCTGAAGAAGAAATATCGTTGAATCAGTCTTACGCAATCGGAAGCCAGTCGTTGACGCGGGCCGACTTGTCAAAAGTTGCGGAACGTATTGACTATTGGCGGGGCCGCGTTGAAAAGCTGGAGAATTTGGAAAAGCACAAGGGCCGCAATCGTGTTTACCGGGTTGTCCCCCGCGACTTGTAAAGGAGGCCGCACGGCTTGAACATCTTAGACAAAGCAATATCAACCGTTGCGCCACAATGGGGGCTAAAACGTATAGGCGCAAGGAAAAAGCTATCCATTCTAAATTCAACAGGTTATGGGAATTACGGCGCGTCGCATACAAAAAAATCCTTACTGGGGTGGATATTTGGCGGAGGTTCACACAAGGAGGACATAGAGGACCATTTACCCACGTTGCGGCAGCGGTCCCGTGATTTGTATATGGGCGTTCCTTTGGCTTGTGGAGCATTAAAAACGTGTCGGACAAATGTTGTCGGGGCTGGGTTAAAGCTCAAAAGTCAAATTGACTTTGAATTTTTGGGTATTTCGGAGGACGAAGCGCGGGAACTGGAACGAAAAATAGAACGGGAATTTTCGTTGTGGGCCGATTCCACGGCGTGCGATATAGAGCGGCTGGACAATTTTTGCGAGCTTCAGCAGCTTGCATTTTTAAATTGGCTTATGTCCGGCGACGTGCTTGTAACCTTGCCGACCACAAAGCGGCCCGGTATGCCGTATGATTTGCGTATCCGTTTAATTGAGGCGGACAGGTTAAGCAACCCCATGGGGAATACAGACCCGCATATAATCGGCGGCGTTGAGGTAAACGACGCGGGGGAAGTTGTCGCGTATCATATTTCAACCCACCACCCGCTTTCGTGGCAGTATTCAGAAACAAAATGGACGCGGGTGGAGGCATACGGGGCCAAAACCGGGCGGCGGAATGTCCTGCACATTATGAACCGTGAACGGATAGGGCAGCGGCGCGGCGCACCCTTCCTTGCGCCGGTTATTGAGGCGTTAAAACAGTTAGGCCGGTACACGGACGCGGAATTGGTCGCCGCGGTTGTGTCCGGGCTTTTTGCGGTATTCATTGAAAAGAAAGGAACTTCGGAGGATACGCCGATAGGAGCCGTCATACCGGAAAATCAGCAGGTGGACCGGGACGACGAAAACAGCATTGAACTTGCGCCCGGTGCGGTTTTCGATTTAAACGAGGGTGAGGAAGCGAAATCCGTAACCCCCGGCAGGCCAAACGCCGCCTTTGACCCATTTGTAACCGCCATATGCCGACAGATAGGGGCGGCGCTGGAAATCCCCTATGAAATCCTGCTAAAATGTTTCAATTCCAGCTTTACGGCAAGCCGCGGCGCGCTTTTGGAGTTTTGGAAAATGGTAAAAATGTACCGCGCGTGGCTTGCAAATGATTTTTGCCAGCCCATATTTGAGGAATTTTTATCTGAGGCCGTAGCGAAAGGCCGCATTTCCGCCCCCGGATTCTTTGCAGATCCGCTTATACGGCGGGCATATTGCGGAGCGGAATGGAACGGCCCCGCGCAAGGACTTTTGAATCCCGTGCAGGAGGTTGAGGCGGCGGCAAAGCGCGTTGAAAACTGCTTTTCCACGGGTGAACGGGAGGCCGCAGAAATGAACGGTTCCGATTTTTACCGGAACGCGCAGCAGCGCAAGCAGGAAAAAAGATAATGAAAGAGGTGGAGAGCATTGGCGACACAAATACCGGCCCCGCGCAACGGTCCGCCCCGGCCCCCGGTGCGGAGCAGCAGCCAGCAGAAAAGTAAAAAGTTTTGGGATTTTGTTTCCGCGGGTGAGAATCAGCCCGCGGAACTTATCCTATATGGGGATATTGCAAGCGAAAGCTGGTGGGGGGATGAAATCACGCCCCGGCAGTTTAGCGACGAATTGCAAGCCCTGGGCAGCGTTTCGGAAATCGTTGTGCGGATTAACAGCGGCGGCGGGGACGTGTTCGCCGCCTTTGCGATTTACAGCCGCTTAAAGGACCACCCGGCGCATATCACGGTGAAGGTTGACGGGTGGGCCGGAAGCGCCGCAACGATTATTGCAATGGCGGGCGATACCGTAAAGATACCCGCAGCGGCTAATTTCATGGTGCATAACCCGTCAATGGGCGTTTTGGGATACTATCAGGCGCAGGATTTCCGCAGCTTTGCGGACGAATGCGACACGATAAAGGACAGCATTGTAAACGCCTATGCCCTGAAAACAGGAAAAGACAAAAGCGAAATTGCCGCGATTATGAGCGCGGCAACATGGTACACAGGGGAAACAGCGGTACAAAACGGTTTTTGTGATGAATTGATGTTTGAGGAAATCCAAACTGAGGCCACAAACGCCCATAAAATCATTGTAAATTCCGTTGAAATGGACCTTTCAACGCTCCAGAATGTACCGCAGGCATTGTTAAACAGCAGGCCGCACGGGAGCGGTAACTGTTTGAATCATACCGCACAAACAGCACAAGGGGCGGGAACGCCCCAAAATCAAAAGGAGAGTGAAGAAACTATGCCGGAAATTAAGACAGTGGACGAACTGAAAGCGGCCTACCCCGATTTCACAAAGGCAATCGAGGATGCCGCAGCCGCAGCCGCGCAGGATGCGGAGCGCAAGCGGATTCGGGACATTGAGGGCGTGGCAATCGCGGGATATGAGGATATTATCAGGGCCGCAAAATTTGAAAAGCCCACTTCCGCCGCAGACGTTGCCCTTGCAATCGTCAACCGCCAGAAAGAGCAGGGTGGAAAATACTTGAATAATCGCGCCGCTGATGTGACGGGCAGCGGGGTAAACAATGTGGGCGCAGAGGGGCAGGAAGGGGCCGCAGGGAGCGGGCCGGACCCGTTCACGGAAGCCATTGACCGCCTTTTCCCCAAAACGAAATAAGGAGGATTTCTCATGTACGAAATCAAAACCGGAGAATATACCCCCGACAATTTTTTCCGCGGCTTTTTCCCCGCCGTTCCTGAACACGGGACGGTAAAGGATGGTGCGACGGTGCGCAAGTATGCGCCGGTAGCGGAAACGGCGGACGGAATCGAGGAAGTCACGGCGGAAACGCTGGATAAGCTGGCAGGCATTGCGGCAGACGTGCCGGATGTCGAGGGGAACGTCGTATACTACATGACCGGCGATTTCAACGCGGAGGCGATAGTTTTGCCGGACGGCGTGACCCTTGACGCGCTGAAACCCGCTTGCCGTAAACTTTCCATCTTTTTGAAGTAAAGGAGTGTATAAAAGTATGCCTTACGAAGTTTCTGTTTTTGACCCCCGCACAATGGGCAAGCTGATTTCCCGTATGCCCCCGGTGCGAACCTTTTTCCGCGACACGTTTTTCAGGCACACGGAAACCTTCCCTACAAAAAGCGTTGATGTGGATTTCAAAAAGGGCAACCGCGCTCTTGCCCCGTTTGTACATCCCAGGATGCCGGGAAAAACAGTCCCTAATCGGGGATATACGACAAAGACATATACCCCGCCCATGCTGTTCCCGGACAAGGTAACAACCGTGGATGACCTCTTGACCCGGATGGCGGGCGAAAACCCGTACAGCGGCAGAACCCCGGCAGACCGCGCCGTTGAGAAATTGGCGCGGGATTTTTCGGAGCTTGACGAAATGATTACCCGCCGCGAAGAATGGATGTGCGCACAGGCTCTTTATACCGGCGTTATCCCGATTATTGGCGAAGGAATCAATGAGGAAATTAATTTCAATTTTACCAACGCAGAAACCATCGCAGATGCGGCGAAAAAGTGGAGTAAGGACACGGCGGACCCCATTGCAGACCTGAAACGTTGGCGGAAAACCGTACAGAAAAACGGCTTTGTCAACTGCAATATCTGCATTATGGCGGATGATGTGGCGGAGGCGTTCACGCGCAACGCAAAGGTTATGAAAATGCTTGATACCGAAAAATACGATATTGCGGTTATCAAGCCCCGTGAGCTTTTGAACGGCACAACCTATATCGGGACCATTAACGGGATGGGGTTGGACATTTATACATATACGGAATGGTTCCTTGACGATTGGACAGACCCGGACGCGCCGGAGGAAAAGCCCCTTGTCCCGGACGGAACGGTTTTGTTGGCTTCCACAGCGGCAATGTATTCCCGGTATTATGGCGCGGTAACGCTGGGCAATAAGAAAACGAATAATTTCGCAACGGTGGAAGGTGTGCGCGTTCCCAAAAGCTGGATGGAATACAACCCGGACCGCCGCTTTATTCAGTTGTTCAGCCGCCCGCTTCCCGTCCCCCATGAGGTTGATTCGTGGTTTGTCGCAAAGGTGCTTTAAGGCTATGCGGCGGAGTTTCAAAGCGCAGCTTGACCGGGACCGGAAACGGGTATTCCACAATAGCCGGGAATTTGCGGAGATAAGAGAAATCGAGTACGACGGGGATTATTATAAAATTCCCGTCGTACTTGACTATGAGGCCGCAAAAGACCGGAAAAAGCCTTCGACAGACTATGCAGAGGGCATTTTCCTTGTTGATCTGGTAGTTTATATCGACCTTGACGATATAAACCGGATACCGCGCAAAGGAAATCAGATTGCCATAGACGGGGATTTGTACAACATTGTGACGGTAGAAAACCGACGCGGGGAAATTGTTCTGAATTTAGAGGCGTTTACAGAGTTTGGGGGCGTTTAGGAATGGTAGGAATCACAAGCGAACAGATAGAACGGGTGGAATCCATTCTTAACGGGGTGCAGCGCGGGCCGGAAAAGGTTTTCTTTAACGTGATTAACCGCGCATTGGATACGGTGCGGACGGCGTCAGGCCGTCAGATACGGGAGGTTTACGCAATCAAGCAAAAGGATTTGCGGGCGGAAAGCAATATCAAGCTGAAAAAGGCCAGTCAAACCGATTTAGCGGGCGAAATTGCTTTTGCCGGTTGTAAAATCCCCCTGTATCGGTTCAACGTAACCCCCAAACAGCCCGCGCAAGGCGTGCGGGTGAAAGCCGCCGTTCTGAAATCCAGCGCCCAAACGGAATTTGAACACGCTTTTATAGCGCGGATGCAAAGCAGGCATGTCGGTATGTTCGAGCGGGCAACCGCAAAGCATTTGCCCATTGATGAATTTACCGGGCCGTCCGCAGCGCATATGGCGGGGAACAGCGTTGTTCTGGAACAGGTGGAACAGGCGGCGCAGGAAACCATAGACAAGCGGATAGACCACGAAATAGACAGGATTCTTTCCGGATATGGAGGGAAATCATGACACCTTTTGTATTGCTTGATGAACTGAAAAAGTTTGTCGAGGCACAAACAAAGGATTTGCTTTTGCCGGTGCGGTTGGAGCGGAACAGCCAGGGACCGAAAGAACGCGCCCCCGAAGTGTTTGTTATGCGCCTGAAAAAGAGCGCGGACAAAACAAACAAGGTTCCGTATGTTCTGCTTCAGTTTATCAAGAGCGAGGACCGGCAGGAGCCAGGGCAGCGGGTAGAATGTGTAAGTTGGGTGCGGATTATCGCGGCAACGTATGCCGAAAGCGAGGATGAAGGGGCGCTGTCCGTGCTGAATGTTTTAACGCGGATTCGGCTTGCTTTGTTGCGGGCCGGTATTGTGGGAAAGCAGTTTGTCCTTTGCCCGCCCCTTGAAATGATTGTATACCCGGACAGCACGGCCCCGTACTATCTCGGAGAAATGTTCTCGGTTTGGAGCATGCCGAAAATGGAAAGCGAGGTAAATTTATGGCAGGTATAAAAAAGAGCGTACAGGACGAACAGAACGCCGCACGGCAGGCCGCAGCGGACGGGACAGGAAAAGATACCGCCGCAATGGGAGCGCCCGCCAGCGGGCCGCAGAACGGCGCACAGGACACGCCAGCGGCGGAGTATACGAAATTCGTTTATGTGGGGCCGCCCCTTCCCCGCGGCACGCTGAATCATAACGCCGTTTTTGATGGGACGATGCAGGAAATCACGGAATACCTTTCCGAAGTGCTGAAGGACTATCCGCAGGTGAAGCGGCTGATTGTTCCGGTTCACAGGCTGGGAGAGGCCAGCGCGAAAGCGCAAACGCCCGGAAATATCCTGCATAAATACTATATCGATATTGTTTCGGCGGTCAGCAGCCGGAAAAAGGAGGGGTAAAACGTGGGTATTGGCTATGAACACGGTATAACAAGCGAACAGATTGAAACTTCGGTTTCCACGCCGCGCACGGCGGGTTCCGGCATTGCCTTTGTTGTGGGTACGGCCCCGGCGCATACGGTGGGCGGCGCGGTCAACGCGCCTGTTATGGCGCTGAATTACAAAGAGGCCGTTGCCGCGCTGGGATATAGCGAAAACTGGAAGAATTACACGCTTTGTGAAGTCATGCATTCCAGTTTCCAGCTTTACGGGGTTTCGCCGGTATTTTTCGTGAATGTACTGGATACGGAAAAGCACAAAAAGACGGTTGAAGCGGCGGAATATGAAATCATTGACCGGAAAGCGTCTTTGCCGTTGGAGGCAATCGCGGAGAGCGTCGAGGTAACGGACGAAACCGGCACGACGACGTACAAAGCGGGCGAAGATTACGGGCTTTTGTACGACGGGGAAAACCTTATGCTGGAGCTTTTGGACGGCGGCGCTATCACTGAATCCGTGGGGAAACTTAAAATTGCGTTTGACGCGGTAGACCCGTCGAAAGTGTCTGATTCTGACATTATCGGCGGGTTCAATGTTGCTACAAAGAAAACAACCGGCTTTGAACTTGTGGACACGGTCTTTGCAAAATATGGCATTGCGCCGGATTTACTTTTGTGTCCCGGATGGTCCCACAAGCCGGAAGTCGCCGCGATTATGACCGCAAAGGCAGAAAATATCAACGGAGTTTTCGAAGGGAAGGCCCTGATTGACATTGACGCGGCAGCAGTCAGGCACTATACGGACGCACCGGAATGGAAAAAGGAGCAGAATATTTTTTCAAAGTATCAGATTCTTTTCTATCCCATGGTAAAACTGGGCGAAAGGCTGTTTCATCTTTCTACGCAGGCGGCGGGGCTTATGGCGAAGGTGGACACAGACAACGGGGGATGTCCATGCGAAAGCGCGTCCAATAAAAATTTGCAGGTCGATAGTGCGGTTGTGGATGATGGCGCAGCGGGCGGGGAAATACTTCTTGACCCGCAGCAGGCAAACTATTTGAACAGTCAGGGCATTGTAACCGCCCTGAATTTCATGGGCAGCTTTGTCCTTTGGGGCAATGAAAGCGCCTGTTTCCCCGCGAGCACGGACATAAAGGATTATTTCTATCCCGTAAGCCGCATGTTCGGGTGGGTGTCGAATACCATCGTGCTTACCTTTTGGGGCAAGCTGGACAAGCGGCTTAACCGCCGCCTGATTGATAACATTTGCGACACAATGAACATTTGGCTTAACGGGTTGACCGCCGAGGAAAAGATTTTAGGCGGGCGGGTTGAGTTTCGAGAGGATGAAAACCCGGATACATCTTTGATGGCGGGCAAAGCAACCTTCCATGTGTTCCTTACCCCGTGCAGCCCCGCCAAACATTTGCACTTCATTCTGGAGTATTCAGCCGAGTATTTAGCGGCATTGTTTTAGTAAAGGAGGGAACAGACATTGAAAGTTGACAACGGAACACTGAATTTCCGGGTGTATGAAGATGCAGTCGTATTCTATGGCATGGCGGAGGTTGCTTTGCCGGAAGTGAGCATGCTTGCGGAGGAAGTCAAGGGCGGCGGAATTGCCGGCGCTTTCAGCGGCGTTTTTATAGGCCATACGGAAGCAATGTCCACAACCTTGAATTTCCGCAGCGTTACCGCAGACGTTACCCGGTTGATGGAGCCGCGCAACCATCAGATTCAGCTTTTGGCTTCACAGCAGATGTGGGATTCGGCGGCGGGTGAGTTTAAGGAAGTTGCGGTCAAACACCTTTTGACCGGGACACCATCCAAGTATAGCCCAGGCAAATTGGCCCCCGCTTCCCCCACGGAAACCACGATTGAACTTGCGGTGACATACTTTGCAACGTTCATTGATGGGGTAAAGAAAATGGAGATTGACCCGATTAACTGCATTTTCTTTATGAACGGCAAAGATTGGCTTGCACAGACCCGGCGCAATATCGGAATGTAACGGATAGGAGGAAAAAACATGAATGAGGAAATGAAAACCGGTGCGAACGCAACAGAGCTTGCGCCCGGTGCGGTTGTGGCATTGGAGCCGGAAAAGCCCGCTTTGGGTTCCAGCGTTGCGGGGCTGGATGGGGCAAGCGGCGAATATGTCCATAAATTCAAAAAGCCGTTTGAATATGAGGGAAAGCGGTATGAAACCCTTTCCTTCAATTTTAACCGGCTGGTAGGCCGGGATATGACGGCAATCGAGCGGGAAATGCAAATGAGCGGCGAAACCGCCTACACCCCGGAAACGTCCCACGCCTATCAATGCAGGCTTGCGGCACGGGCAGCGGGGATTATGCCGGACGTGCTGGAGGCTATGCCCCTGGGCGATTTTAACCGGATTACCAACAGTTGCCGGAATTTTTTATTAAGTACCGGGTACTAAACCAGAATCCGGCCCGGTGGTTCATATCGCAAAGCGTAAAACTTGCCCGGTACACAAACACGCCGGTTCCGTTCTATCTTGATATGACGATTGCGGAATTAAATCTTTGGATTTATGAATGCAATTTGATGATCGAGGAAGAAAACCGGCGCATAAAAGCGCAGCAAAGACAGACCTAAACGGACAACCGCCCCCGGCATGGGGGCGGTTGTCTTTTGCCATAAGGGGGTGAGGATTTGGCGGCGGGGGCGCAGAAAGTATTTTCTTTGGTTTTTCAAATTCAAGCAGCCGTTGGCAGTAACTTTAACAGCTCCTTCACAAGCGCCCAAAATGCGGCGCGGAAACTGCAAAATGAGCTTTCCGGTATTAACGCCCTGCAAAGCAAGATAAACGGATACCAAAAGCAGGCGGAGGTAATCGAAAAAAGCAAGGAAAAACTTGCGGCGTTGACAGAGGAACAAGCGCGTTTGCGGCAGGCCATGAGCCAAACAGAGCAGCCTTCCGAGGCTTTGCGGCGTGCCTATGAGCGGAATGCCCGCCAAATTGAACAGACCAACGCAAGCATTCAGAATCAGCAGCAGCGGCTTGATGAATTGGGAAATGAGTTGCGGGATGCGGGGGTAGATACAGACCGGCTAACAGAGGAAAACGACAGGTTAGCGGACAGTTACAACCGCGTGCGGCAGAATCAGGAACGGCTTGCACACCTTGCGGACGCGCAGCAGAAAAACGCCGCCGCAATCTCAAAGACAAAGGCGCAGCTTGCCGGAACCATCGGCGTAATTTCGGCGGTGGGCGCGGCGATTTACGCGGGGCCGGTGCAGCAATCCATAAAGTTTCAATCCTCTATGGCAAAGGTTGGAACGATTGCGGACACGGCGGCGCTTCCCTTGAATGCACTTCAAAAGGATATAGTCAGCCTTTCAAACGAAATCGGGGTAAACGCAAACGACATTGCCGAAGATGTGTACAACGCGATTTCGGCGGGCCAAAAGACCGAAGATGCGGTTGGTTTTGTCGGTCAGGCGGTGAAATTGGCAAAGGGCGGCTTTGCGGAAACCGGACAGGCGCTGGACGTTATGACGACGATATTAAACGCTTACGGCAAGGAATCCAGCGAGGCCGGAGCGGTTGCCGATATGCTGATACAGACGCAGAATAAAGGTAAAGTGACCGTTGCGGAATTGTCCAGCGTCATGGGTAAAATCATTCCTACTGCAAACGCGAATAACGTTGCGTTGGAGCAGCTATGCGCCGGATATGCCATTATGACGGCAAGAGGCATTGCCGCAGCGGAAACGACCACTTACATGAATAGTATGCTGAATGAGCTGGGCAAGACCGGCACAACAGCAGACAAAACCTTACGTGCAGCGGCAGGCGGCAGTTTCAAGGACTTAATGGCGCAGGGTATGAGCGTTGCGGAAGTCCTGGACATTTTGCAGGCAGAGGCCACAAAGGGCGGAAAGAGCCTTGCGGATATGTTCGGCAGCGCAGAGGCCGGAAAAGCGGCGCTTACCTTGATGGCGGACGGCGTAGACGGCTTTAATTTGCAGGTTGCCGGAATGCTGGACAGCACAGGCGCGGCGGAATCCGCATTTAAGAAAATGTCGGAAACCACGGAAGAAAAGATTGCAAAGGCGAAAAACGCCTTAAACAACCTTGCTATTGTGTTGGGGGATACCTTTTTGCCCTATGTGACAACAGGGGCGCAAAAGGTGTCTGAATTGGTTATAAAATTCAGCGCGTGGGCGCAGGAAAACCCGGAATTATTAAGCACAATCGTAAAAATTGGCGCAGGAATAGCGGCGTTCGCCGTGGGCGGAAAAGCCGCAAAATTAGGATTTTTAGAGATAAAAGGCGGCATTTTGTCCGTTGCAACTGTTTTTACAAAGCTAAAAGCAATGGGCGGTATTCAAGGCGTTTTAGGCAATTTAGGCGGTATCAAGGGTATTTTTAGCGGTATTGGCGGGAAACTCTTACCTATAGCCGGGATTGCAACGGGGATTGCGGTTGCAATTAAATTGATTTCCGGCAATCTTGACGAAGTACGCGGTTTTATTAAAAGAACCTTTGGCGATACTGGATTAGCCATATTTGACAAGGTTTGGGGCGTAATAACCAACATTGGGAACGCAATCAAGGGAGTTTTCAGCGGCGGGAATCTTACCGGCGCACGGAATTTCTTTCAAAATACGTTCGGTGAAGCGGGCGTTGCAGCTTTTGACGCAATGATAGGCGTTGTAGAGCAGCTAAAGGCGGTTTTGCCGGGGCTTCTGGACCAGTTGGGACAAATGGCAATGGCGATTTTCCCTGTCATTATGAACGCGGTGAGCGCCCTGTTGCCTGCAATCATGCAGATTGTCGGAAGCCTGCTTCCGCCGCTTGTTTCCCTTATCGGTGAGCTATTGCCGGTTATCATGCAAATAGCAAGCGCAATTTTGCCGGTTATAACGCAGCTTATCCAGACCATAGCGCCAGTCATTACAGACATCGTAAACGCGGTCCTTCCGGTGCTGATTGACCTTTTCAATACCTTTATGCCGATAATTACCCAGCTTGTGCAAGCGGTTCTGCCAGTCCTGCAACAAATTTTGCAGGCGTTGACCCCCGTAATAACAATTTTGGCGGAAATATTCGGCGGGGTTTTAGGGGCGGCTATCAACAGTGTTTCTCAAATAATCAGCGGGTTAATGTCCGTTATCGGCGGCTTAATCAACTTTATAACGGGTGTGTTCACTGGAAATTGGGCGCAGGCATGGGAAGGCGTCAAGAACATTTTCAAAGGCATTTTCGACACGCTGGCCGGAATTGTGAAGGCCCCCATCAATGCCATTATCGGAATCATAAACGGTGCAATCAGCGGGATAAACAAGGTGGGCTTTGATATTCCTGATTGGGTTCCATTTGTCGGCGGGAAACAGTTTAGAATCAATATCCCGCAAATACCTATGCTTGCAAAGGGTTCCCGCAACGCGCCGGATACTTTCATAGCGGGCGAACGGGGGCCGGAGCTTATCACGAACGGCAAGGGCCGGACGGTGTTCACGGCCTTACAGACGGAACGCATTATGAGCAATGCGGGCGCGGCACAGCAGGGGGCGCAGCAGGTAATTATAACCCTTGCGCCCGCGTTGATAGCGGCGCTTGCCGCCGCCCCCGCCGTGAGTACGGTACACAGCGCGGCGGTTGTGCCGCAGATGCAGGCGGCGGAATTGCAGGCCGCGCCGGTCCAGCAGGGCGGGACGGTGTTCCGCTTTGAAAGCGCCCCGGTTTTCAACGTGAACGGGGGGGACCAGGAGGAAATGCGGCAGATGTTCGAGGAATACCACGACAGGACATTACAGGACGTGGAGGAAATGCAGCGGCAGAAAGAAGCGGACGAAAGGCGGGGACGGTATGAGTAACACATATAAGACCATATCTGGCGATATGTGGGATTCAATCGCGTTTAAGGCTTTGGGTGGTGAAAGATATACCGACAGGCTGATAAAGGCGAATTTGCAGTACCGGGAAACCGTCATTTTCCCTGCTGGGGTGGTATTGGAGCTTCCGGCGATAGAGCCGGAAATCTCCGCCGCCTTGCCGCCCTGGAAGGAGGCAGGCAATGAGTAGCAAAGACACAGCACGCCGAACGGAAATTATTATCTATTTTGCGGGGGTAGATATATCGCAGAGTATCCGCCCGTATCTGCTTACCATGACGTATACCGACAATGAGGAGGACCGAACAGATGATTTGCAGATAACTCTTGACGATAGGGACAGAACATGGGTGCGGTGGTTAAGCACACCGGCGCCCACAATAGCAGAAGATTCAAGCGGCTGGAAGGTTGGCGATACAGTAATTGCCAACGGGAGGCCGCAATATTCCAGTTATGGCGGGCAGCCGGGAGTGGAACTTACAAATTATCAAGGGAAAATCACGCTTTTGAACTTGAAAGACGGCGTTCCCTATCCGATTCATGTAGATCAAAAGGGCTGGTTTGCAGAAAGTCAGGTGCAAAAAGATAATGAGATACCGCAGGCAGCGCAGGAAGGCGGGAGCGCAAAGGGCGCAAAAATCCGCGCTTTCATCATACAAAAGAATTGGAACGGGACCGGCAAAGACCGGAAATTAGATTGCGGGGTTTTCGAGCTTGACAGTATCGACTTCAGCGGCCCGCCCGGAAAGGTGAGCATGAAGGCAACGTCTATCCCCTATTCGTCCACAATGCGAATGCAGATAAAAACCAAGGCATGGGAAAACGTAAAATTGTCCACGATTGCAAACGATTTAGCGGGGCAAAACGGGATGCAATGTATGTATGAATCTTCCTATGACCCGCTTTATACACGCAAAGAGCAGGTAAAGAAAACGGACCTTGTTTTTCTGCAAGAACTTTGCAAAAGCGCGGGGATTTCGTTAAAAGTCACGTCAAATACCATTGTGCTGTTTGACGCGGCGGAATATGAGCAGAAACCGCCCGTGCTGACTATCAGTTATGGCAATTCGGATATAACACGTGCCAGCTTCGGGACCAGCTACACGGATACGGCCTATTCCAGTTGCCATGTCGCCTATGAGGACCCGCAGACGGGCCAAAAGATAGAGGGCGAATATCAGCAGCCCGGCGAGGGCAGCGGACAGGTTTTGGAGGTAAACGAACGGGTAACGAGCGCCGCCGAAGCAAAGGAGCTTGCGAAAAAACGGTTGCGTCAGAAAAACAAGGGGGAAGTCAAAGCGGAATTTACCCTTGTGGGGAATGTCGGGCTTGTAGCCGGTTTAACGGTCCAGGTGGAGGGGTATGGATTTTTCGACGGGAAATACATCATTGAAACCGCGACGCATAACCCCACGGGCGGGTATTCTGTTGGACTGAAACTGCGCCGTGTACTGGAGGGGTATTGATGGCGGAATCTGAAATTATGGAAGCAAAAAAGCAAATTGCTGTTTTGAAAGAGATTGTCCGCGTTGGCACGGTATCTTCGGTGGATGTTGAGCAGCGCACAGCGAAAGTTATCATCTATGACAAGATAAAAGAATTTGTTTCCGGGCCGTTGAAAGTATTGCAAAATCAGCCCCTTATTACCGTGGAAAAATGGGTTGACGGAACGAAATGGGAGTATGACGCAAAATACGCTTCTGTTGACCGCTCTTTAGGTTTAGGCGAGAGCTACACGAAAGCGGCCCCGGACGTAATTAAGAACGAAACGCCGGGCGGGGAAATCAAATACGCCGGTGAAATCCGGGAGCACAAACAGACAATCACGGTTTACCCGTGGCTTCCTTATATCGGGCAGCTCGTTATATGCCTCTATTTACCGAACGGGGAGGGAGACGGTTTTGTATTGGGAGGGCTTTAGAAGATGTCGGTTATCGGAACATGGGGCGATATTGCATTCAGCGTTTCGCGGGGACAGGTAAAAACGTTTAACGCGCTGAAATGGGACACTTCTATAAAATACGCGACCCACGACCGGCATTTAAAAACCGCTCTTTTGGAGTATACCGGCAGGGATGCGGACAGTATTTCATTTTCCATGTTCTTTTCTATAATGCTGGGCGTTGACCCGTCAAACGAAATCCGAAAACTTGACAGCGCGGCGAAAAATGGCAGGGTTGCACGTTTGATTGTTGGGGGAAAATCATACGGGAAAATGGTATGCACAAAGGTTTCAAAGGATTTGGAGCGGTTCGACCATCGAGGCCGTGTGATTAGCGCGAAAGTGAGCGTTTCACTAAAAGAGTATGCAGGGAGGTAAAAGCGGTGTACGCTGTGAAAGCCTATATGGGCAGTAAGATAAACCTTGCGCCTGAAACGCGGGAGGAAGAAGTTTTACAGAATCTTTCCATTCTGCTTTCCACGCCGAAATTTACTGTCCCGCTTGATAGGGATTTCGGGCTTTCTCAGCGGTTCGTAGATAAGCCTTTGCCGGTGGCGGAATCCCTGTTTCGGGCGGAAATTTTGGACGCGATAGAAAAATACGAGCCGCGGGTTGAAGTGGAAAACGTGACCTTTGAACAAGGGGACGCACCGGGGATGCTAATACCGCGGGTGGAGGTGAATATACTTAACGATGAAGATTAGAGAATATCCCGACATTCACTTTGTCGATACGGATACGGAAACCCTTGTAACGGCGCTGATAACATCGTATGAAAAATTCACGGGCCGGACGCTGTACCCGGCGGACCCGGCGCGCCTGTTTATCCTTTGGGTGGCGGATATCATCATTCAAGAGCGGGTAAACATCGACTTTTCGGCACGGCAGAACGTCCCGCGTTATGCAGAGGGCAAATATTTAGACTCCCTCGCAGAACTGTTCAAAGATACATACAGGCTGGAACCGGAAAAGGCGAAAACCACCTTGCGTTATACACTGTCCATCAAACTTGAATCCGCAACCGTCATCCCAGCGGGGGCACGCGCCACATCGGACGGCAACATTGTGTTTGCCACACTAAACGATCTGATCATTCCGGCAGGCCAATTGTCCGGCGACGTGGCAGCGGAATGTACGCAGACAGGAGAAATCGGGAACGGTTTTGTTCCGGGACAGATCAAACAGGCGGTTGACGTGTTCCCCTATTTTCAAAGCGTGTCGAACACAACGAAAAGTGCAGGCGGTGCGGATAAAGAGAGCGACGCGGCCTTTTATGAGCGGCTGCGTAAGAGCGTGGAAACCTTTTCCACGGCGGGACCGATGGGCGGATATGAGTATTTTGCAAAATCCGCGTCGGCCTTGATCGTAGACGTAAAGGCAACGTCACCGGAGCCGGGAGAAGTGGATGTAAGGATTCTGCTGGCAGGCGGAGAACTGCCAGAGGAAGAAATCTTGAAAGCGGTTTCGGAAATCCTGAACGCCGAAAAAGTGCGCCCGCTGACCGATCACGTCACGGTTTCCGCCCCGGAAATCGTGCCTTATGACATTGATTTTACCTACTGGACACAAGAGGGCGGTACGATAAGCGGCGAAACGGTGGCGGAAAATATCGCGGCGGCGGTGCAGGCGTTCAAGGAATGGCAAGGCGCAAAGATGGGGCGGGACGTGAACCCGTCTTATTTGACTTCCCTGCTTATGCAGGCAGGGGCAAAGCGCGTCAAGGTGCGTTCTCCCGTTGATACCATCGTTCCCGAAAACGCCGTTGCGCTAATTGAAGAAACGGCGGTTGTGTATGGAGGGACGGAGAGTGAATAACAACGATATTTATTCTATCGACTTCACACGTTCGCTTCCCCCGGCGTTGAAAAATGACCCGAAAATGATTGCGCTGGCGCAGACCGTAGCGGAGCAATTACAGGTCAACTCGCGACTGATAAACCGAAATATCATCTATTCCCGTATCGACGAACTGGACGAAGAAACCCTTGATGTTCTAGCCCATGACCTCCATGTGGATTGGTATGATTGCTCCTGGCCGATAAATATAAAGAAAAAGATTATCAGAGACAATGTCAAAGTGCATCGGTATATGGGGACGCCTTACGCTGTTAAAACTGCGGTGGGTGCTGTATTTTCCAATTCACAAATTAAAGAATGGTTTGAGTATGGCGGGAATCCGTATTACTTTAAAATACTGTTGTACGATCAGGATATGCCCGTTTCCATTCCGGCCAAAGAAATCAGAAAGGCCGTTGAATTCTATAAGTCCCTGCGTTCCCACCTGGAAAAAATCACGATGATCATCGAAGCCGCGGCGCGGCTCGAAATCGGATTTTCGTGGCGGCTTGCAATGCGGACCCGTTTAAGCGTATGGGGGATGCATGAAATCCGGCTGAACGGCAGCCGCGGCTTAAACGGCGAGTGGATATTGTCCAGCGTTTGGGACCGGGGCGCGCATTTTGAGGAATTTGCTTTGCATCACCGAAAACGGACGCCGCTCCAGATGACGGCATATATGACCATCATGCAAAGAGCCGGATTTGAGCAGCGGGACATACCGAAATTGTCCCGTTTTGCCGTGCGGACCCGAAACAATGTATACAGCCCGCAAACGATGATGTTGGACGGTTCCCACAGGCTGGACGGCGGGGGGCGGCTTGGGACTGTGTTTATACGTGGCGGCGTATTGCGGGCGTGCGCTTTTCGGGCGTCTGCAAATGCCAGCCCGTGTATTAAGGCCGGCCTCATCCGAAACAACATGTGGCGTCTGGACGGTTCCCGCAGTCTTGACGGTGAGCAGCTGTTGAACGCGGATATCATTACAAGCGATCTTTAAATCATGGAAGGAAGGGATTATTTTGGCGGAGAAAAACAGCATCATTACAAAAGCGCGGCGGATTGCGCTGGCCAAATTAACGGCCGGCGTAATTGACACAATCCCGCCGGTCGCCTTTATCGCCCTGGGGGACGGCGGGGTAAACGAAAGCGGGGAGCCTATTGCCCCGGATGTGGAACAGGAGGCTTTGACGCATGAGGTTTGCCGGTATGCGGTACAGAAGCCTGTTGCCTTCCCGGTGGAGACAACGGCGCGATTCGTAATTGTTATCCCGGAGGATGAACAAGCCAAAACAAAATTTTCCGAAATGGGGTTGGTCGATACAGAGGGGAATTTTGTTGCAATTAAAACAATGTATGTGAAGCAGAAGGATGACGATGTGGAGTTTTCCTTTACCTTCGATATGGAATTTTAATTGGAGGGGATATTTATGGCAGAGGTACATAATTCCTGGCAGGATACAATGGGCGAACCTTATCCGATTCCGGAGAATCCAGTTTATGACGCATCCAATATTCTAAGACCGACGACCATGACACCGGCCCATGCAGACATGTTTAACGAGATATTTTCCCGCCTGATCGTCAATACTGCGGCAGTCAAGAGCATTGCTGACAGCAAAGCAGGCACTGACACCGCTGCGTCTGATCAGGATGGATTGATGTCGAAGGAAGATAAAACCGCCCTCGATCAAGCGTTGCTGAATATTGCCGCCTTAAGCGGGATTTTGGGCGACGGCACGGCAGGCGGCGATTTACAGGGGAGCTATCCAAACCCGGCAATCAATCCCGCAAAGCTGACAGGTATCAAACCTGCGTTTGCGCAGGCAGCGGCCCGCGCGAATATTACCAATGGCGATACCCTGGCAATTATCCTGGGTAAGATCGCCAGGATGTATGCAGACTTAAAAGCCGTGGCATGGAGCGGCAGCTACGCCGATTTGACAAACAAACCGTCCAGCTTTACGCCCGCGGCCCATACCCATGACGACCGCTATTTCACGGAGACGGAGATAACAACAAAGCTGAACGCAAAGTCCGATACGACCCATACGCATACGGCGGCGCAGGTAGGCGCGGCTGCGGTGTCCAGCGGTACATGGACGCCAAATCTCAACGACGCATACAATGCCTGCTTTACCAACACAAATGCAAGCGGCGTCTGGTACCGGGCCGGAAATATCGCACTGTTTTACTTCCAGACCCAATTAACCCGAAAATCCAGCAACAGCGCAAACATGTATTGTACGACGCCGTTTGCCGGCCATACGTTCGGAGAAGTGATTCTGCGCGGGCCGACCAGCCCAACGCTTAGAAAGAATTGGGTATTGGCAAACACAAATACAAATTCCACCTGGATGCTTATACCCGGAGGCGCGTTTGCGACAGAATCACAGATGTCGGTAGGCACGGACTTTTGGTATTACGGGCATGGCACAGTTTTGCTTTAAGGGGGCAGTATCATGGATAAAACAACGAAAAAACATATGACGGCCTGTGCTCTGACTTCGTTTTTATTGAGACACAGGATTTTGAGGATGGCACACCAACCACCTTGCCGCACCGCCAGATGTTTTACAACACGGAATCAGGACGAGCAATGCTGGCGGAAGCAGCGCCGGAGCTGCTGGATGAAATTTTAGCGGTATGGGGCGATCAACCGGCGGCCATGGACGGCGCGGAAATATTGGAGCCTTTTCCGACCGTGGAAGAAAGCGTCGAATCTCTGAAGGCGCAGATGACAGACGCGCAGATGGCGCTGGTTGAGGCATACGAGGCGGCGGATGATCAGGCAACGACGATCATGTTGGCGCAGACCGAAGCGTATGAGACAGCGGACAGGCAGAACACAGACGCGCTGCTCGCGCTGGCCGAAGTATATGAATCCATGCTCGCGCTGCAAGCGCGCGTGGAGGTTCTGGAAGGGGGTGAAAAAGCAAATGGCTAAAGTATATGCGGAGCTGATTCGCAAGGGCTTAAAGACAATCGGGGACGTACCCAAGGCCCTACAGGCCGAGGTTAAGGAGCTGCTCGAAAAATGAGTAGTTTTTTCTTTTCCTCGCAAAAATCTTCTGCCGGAAGGAGGTGCGCATAATGGCGGTTGTTTACGCGACGTTGATCGTGAAAGGCAAAAAGACGCTGGAGGACGTCCCGGCGCTGCTCAAAGAACAGGTGCGGGAAATTCTCTCCGCTCTCGATGTGGAAGTGCAGTAACATATGATGGGGCCGGGCTGGCAGAACAGCCCGGCCTTCAATTTTGCCCAGGGGGTGTAAGTAATGGCGGATGAGAAATGCATCGTAGACCCGCAGCGGGATTGCCTTGGCCTGCATAAGGCAATCGCCCTGGAAAAGCAAATGTCGGAATACCGCACTCAGGCGCGGGAAACACACGCCGAAATGTTCCAGCGCATTTCAGCGTTGGAACGGTCCGGCTCTGCACAGGAGGCGCGCTATCAGGCGATCATGGACAAATTGACGGAACTGTCCGTCCGGCTTAATGAGGCGCTAGCGACTATCGCGGCACTCAAGGAAAAACCGGCGAAACGGTGGGAGAGCCTTGCCGACAAAGCGATATGGGCCGTGCTCGCGGCGGTGATCGCCTTTGTACTGGGACGGATGGGGCTGTGAGACTGGAGGAAATACGATGAAGATCAATTGGAAGGTACGCATTAAAAACCCGCTGTGGTGGGTGCAGATAGCAGCGGCGCTGGTACTGCCGGTGCTCGCATACTTCGGCCTAGCCTGGGAAGATATGACCTCCTGGGGCGCGCTGCGGGATGTGTTTCTGCGCGCGGTGCAGAATCCCGTTGTGCTGCTCGCTGCGGCGGCCAGCGTGTTTAACGCTGTGACCGACCCAACTACGGCCGGCGTCGGGGACAGCAGGCGGGCGCTCGGATATAAGACGCCGAATCGTGACGAATAAAGGAGATCAATGCGGATATCGGCTTGTAAAAAAGGGCGGCGCATGGTAAAATAATACTGGCGCTGTCGCAAACGGCAGGCGGTTAAGTCTTGCCCCTGAAAGGGGGCGTTGCATATGGACTATGGTTGGGTCATCCTTGTGCTGATTTTGGCCACGGGTTACATAATTGCAATAAAAAAATGACCGCCTCACCCTGACAAAGTAAGCGGTCATTCCGTAAAACTTTAGGGGCTAACCGTCTGTCGACAGCGCCTCTTTGTTTTTATTATATCCGTATCGGGGATATCTGTCAAGCCGCTGGCCTTTGGCCGGCGGCTCTTCCATCGTTCACATAAGAGATTTGAATTAAATATAAATGTTTAGAAACTTTAATATATTGATTAAAAACTATGATTATAATTACAGTTTGGGGGATTGCAAAAATGGGACAAGCCATCAAAGGTATTGATATTTCATCACATCAGGGAGAGATTGATTTTGAACGCGTGAAGGCGGACGGCGTGCGCTTTGTGATCATCAAAGCCGGACAGGGCCTTCGTGAGATGGGGACGTTCCGTCAAAAATACCTGCCCGCTGTGCTGGCCGCAGGGCTTGACTGGGGCGCGTACTGGTGGAGCGACGCCGTGACGGTCGCCGAAGCTCAAAAGGAGGCGGCGGCATTCGTCAGGGCGCTCGACGGCCTGCGCCCGACCTATCCGGTGTACATGGACCAGGAATACGAATCTCCCTGCGGTAACGCCTGGGGAGTGAGCAAGGGAAAGCAGCTTCGCACCGACATGGCAAAGGCGTTCCTGAAGGTTCTGGAGGATGCCGGGTACTACGCGGGGCTGTACGCCTCGACAAACTGGCTGCAATACTGGGTGGACGACAGACAGCTCATGGCTTATGACAAGTGGGTTGCGCAGTACGCCGAAAAATGCACCTACGCAGGTAGTTACGGGATGTGGCAGCATCATGGGGACGCGCGGGGCTTTGTGGGGCGTGTGGACGGCATTTCCGTACCGGTGGATATCAATGCCTGCTATCGGGATTACCCGGAGATCATCCGGGCAAACCTGCTCAACGGCTGGAAAAGTGTGGACAAGCCGGACGCGTCGGAGGGTGAGATGCTGTCCGTATCCACAGCAGAACTGACGGACTTACGCGATAGTTTGTCTGTAGTTCTCTCAAGGATTACAAAGATGTTAAAAGCTACATAATATTAATCGTAAAAATAAAAAAGCCGCCCAAGAGACACTTTTCTTAGGCGGCTTTTACTACACAATAATACTTTAATTATTATTAATTTATTAAATTTGATTGTCTAAAATTAGACAAATTAAGGGGTTCGTAATAAGGTGCTTTAAGAATTCTCATCCAGTCTTGAGGAAATCCCATTTGCTGTAAAAGTTTTTGCTTTGAAAGCACTTGAGATTCACTTTTATAACGATCCATGGCACCTTGCAATTCAGAAGAAAAATCATTAAAATCATCATCATCTAACATATATTTAAAGCAAATAACAAGCGCAAATAAGTCATTTCTGCCTTTTTGATCTACACATTTCATATATTTGTGAATATACATATTAGGTATAGACCGTTTACTAACTGTAAAATTAAACAGCCGTTCGTTATGAGCACATACATTTCTGAAGAATGTAATGAAGATCAACATATTTTCAACTTGATTGCGACGTAAGCAAGAAAAATTTTTACTGATCGATGTTTGTAAGCTATCAGTTAAACATTGAAACATTTGTGATACTTGACCAAAAGTTAAGACATTCATTAATACCCATAAAGGTACATTTTTATGTTTATCACAATAATGCTTTATATATTTATGTTCCATAGAATGTTTATAAATTCCAGATAACTTGTTCAAAAATTTATTAGTATTTTCAAGATTTTCTGCTGTATATTTGTAATTATTGGCATTGAAATATGCGATTTGTTCATTTCCATATTTCAAAGAAAATTCATATGAAATGAGAGATTTTATGTGCCGTTCAATTACTAATATATATTTTAAAAATATAAGTCGGATTCGTTCGTCAAATTTATAGAGAGCATAGATATCATAAAAGGTGGCCCCAGAAATATAAAGTTTCTTATTTTCTGGTCTCTTAAAAAAGTTCTTTGTACCCATTAATCAGAGCAAAGTAGCTTTTTTTTTAGAATTTGTATAGCAGACGCTTCATCAGTTATTGTTAATCCTTTATCAGATTTAAGAAAATCGATTTGTTCTTCATATGTAGTGAATTGTTTTCCCGCCATATTCAGCCCTCTCAAATATGTCGTAAAATAACGAAAAGCTCCCCGAAGGGGGAGCTTTCCGGGTTGTAGGCTTCTCAAGTTTCTACAACACGTTCAGTGAATCCATAATATCATATTCCCAAACCTTTGTCAACATAATGTGACCCAAAATTTTAGGCGTATTATGAACTCATAATATAGTATACGCTTGAATAATTAAATCTATACTTGTTACATCAGAACTTTTTTCATAATAGTCACGAATTCGGTAGAGAAGAAATTATTGTCCAATATTACACAACCCAAGGATTGGGAAAAACCAGATGCATCCGATGTGTGAGGGAAAGAAATGATCTCAATTTTAAAACCGGAGATGGAAGGGCTGCGGAACGGTCTTGCGGCGGCGCTCAATTCGGTTACGCGGATATTGGGGACCGACAAGATATAATAATCTAATGATGCAATTACTCTACGCAAGTTTTTTCATTCAATATGTTTTTATGTTTAGACCAAAAGCCCCCCTTGCAGGAATCGTTCCTGCAAGGGGGGCTTTTGGTGTTTTTACGGCTTCGTTCTAGAGGGCTTTTTAGAACGTTTTTGAGCGTGGGGGGGCGTCTACTCTCCCATGGCGCAAAGTATCCGTTGCAACTCAAGTATGGGGCCGTCAGGGGCATTTCTAACCGTTTGCCACAATCTCCACTGCGGCAATCTCCACCAGATCGTCACGAACGGCGCCGACATTCAGCGTTGAGCCGACGCGATAGTAGGCCAGAATTTCTTCATCTGTGCCATTGATGCGCGTGGTGATGGTGTTCCCGTCGGCCAGCGTTACGCGGACCAGCCTGGGACCACCTTCGGGCGGCTTACTGTCCACCGCCCAGCCCGATTCCTCTAGATCGTAGAAGCCGTTCCAGTTAGATTCCTTTCTGCCCTCGTAATCTTCGGGGCGGGCGATGCGAAGTAATGCGAAGTAATGCGAAGCTGACTCCCTTACCTCTCTTGGCTCTCAAAGTCCAGATGTGCCGACAATGGAAAATCCGTTTGCAGGCACAGAAAACCAGACGATCAACTTTGTCGACCTTGCAGAACAGAAATATAAAATTGTCCGATTCGGACAGAAAAAAGCCAGCGGGAGCACGCCCCGCTGGCTTTTTTGTTTTTACAGGTGAGTATCAAACCCGGTTACGCTGGTAAAGATGGGTTGCAGTTGGTCGAAATAAACGCCGCTTACTTCGTGGATTTCTTTCACCTTTTCGCTGGTAAAGGTAAAAGTTTTGGTATTCATGCGCGGGGCGATGTAGCGGAAAAACCGCATTGTGTAGGTATCCGTTATTTCGTCAAGCGTGATATAAAGGCGGTTGGCCTTGCTTCCGTTTTTCGGAAGCGTCATTCTTAAAGTGTTTCCGTCGCTTACAAAGTGGCTTGCGCCCGTCATGGCAATAAATTTGTTGCCTCCAAGCTGTTCAAGAATTGTGCTTGCAATATTCATTGTTTCAGTCATTTTTGATTACCTCCGCTTGTTTATTTCCTTTACCTTATGTACCTATTATACATCTAACGTTAGATAAATACAATAGGCAGAGTATATAAGTCTAACGTCAGATCTTTGTACAATCTAACGTTAGACAAAATGGGCGCAATAAGGTAAAATAAAATAAAGGTGGTGAGAATATGGGACGGCCAAAAAACCGGACAGCAACCCAACAGATTATAAACGCGGGTTCAACGCTGAAAATTACGAACGCCTTTACCCCTGGGCGCGGCGGGGGCGTAAAGCCTTTTACACAATGGCGGCAAAACAAGCCGGACTTTCGTTAAATGAATTTATTATTGCAGCCATAGAAGAAAAAATGGAGCGGGACAGTCCAGACACTTACAAACAGATGCAGGAGGAAACGAAAAACTAAATTTCAAAAGCCAGATAATAGCACATATCGACTTTATGCAGAACAAGGAGGACGATTTAAGTATGGAGGCCCAAAATAAAAAAGTATGCGGGGTGGAAGGACCAGGTTTTGGCCCTTGGTGCGTAGACTGTATCCACCAAAATGCAGTTTATATTGGACGCAAAACATCAAATGAAATCGAATACGATGGGCAGCAATGTCTGCTTGGATACAGGTGGGAAGAAGGCGCTCCATATCCTGATAATTTCTAAATGTACATGCAATAGGCTAAAAAGCCATAAAGAAAACCAGCGCGATAGATTGCAGCCTATCGCGCCGGTTTTCTATTTTTCGTTTTCTTTGTCCCGCATAAAGACACAGCCAAAAAGCCCATGGACAAATACAAAGTAGGGGTTTGCTTTCTTAATGGGATGCTCGACCAAATTAGACAAAACCCATGTATAACATCGTTATATATGGGTTTTGTTATTTTTATGGTGAAAGGCACAAAATAAATGCACTTCAATTGTGCAAAACAACAGGACAACTTAAATACAAATAAAAATAAGGTTTCATATTCCTATGTTTTACCTCCGTTAGCGGAGGTAAAACATAGGATTTTTTATTTTAAGGAGGTTTTAAACATGAGAATACCATATGGTTTCAATCTGACAACATCCGGCGCACTTGAGATTAATGAAGCTACAGCCAAAGTCATCAAAAGGA